GATACCTACAAATAAAAAGTGGGCAGATGATCTAATAGAAGAACTCATACGTTTTCCAAATGCGGCCCATGATGATCAGGTAGATGCTTTGACAATGGCTATACATTACATGAAAGACTCGTGGAATCTTACACATCCTGATGATCCTGAGTATGAAGATGGTGAAAGAAGTAAACGAGCAACTTATTGGAATATATAATTTGCCAATACTAAAAAAATATGATATAATATAAAAGAGGTAAAATTTAAGGGGAATATCATGATACTTGATGAGATGCCAGAAAATGTTGATGTGGATTTACTTAAAAATCTATATTCATTAACAACGATGTCTCCATTACAATCTAATCAAACTATGCAAACTCCCCAAGGTTTAGCAGGTCTTCCTGTTGTTCGTAGGTTTGAAGGATCAGAAGGTTCTGAAGAAGGTCTTGCTGATCAAAGCCCAGATACAAGCACAGGCACAAGCACAGGAACAGGAACAGGGACAGGGACAGGGACAAGTTCAAGTGCAGGTCAATCTGGACAAGGGACAAGTGGTTCTGGTCTTGGTGGGCCTGACGAAGGAGGAGATGAAACTCAAATTGGTGGTGCAGATGTAGCAACAGTTGATATAGAAGGTATTAAAACTGAAGTGGCTGACCCAACACCTGACCCAGCAGGTTTTGCTAAAGCTGTTAGTCAAATGGAAGCAGATGCTCCTTTTGGAGGAGATATTGATCTTTCTATTCAAGGTTTGGCTGAACCTAAAAATAAAACTGGATTTGAGAGTCAAGAAGAAGCTGCAAAAACATTAGCAGAACTTGAAAATAGAGTAGAGAATGAACCGGGATTTGGTTATGATGATCTTGTAGCTGCTGGATACTTTGATATAAAAGAAAGAAGTTTTGATGCTCAGATGGGTCTAGACGCTGTTAATTTAGAAAATCAATTAAAAGCTCAAGGTTTTAAAGATGTTAGTGTTACACCTAATAAAGATGGTACTTTTTCATTTGATGCTCCAAACTTTGGTGAAGCCCTTGGAGCAGGATTAAGTGAAATGGGTAAAGGTTTTACAGGAGCCGTAGGTACTGGAATGGATCTTATAGAAGGAATAATGTCAGTAACACCTACAGGTTTAGCTGAAGGTGCAATGCGAGGAACAGGACCGGGTGGGGCTTTAACTGATATGTTTGGTGTATCAAAACCTGCACAAGCGATTGGTAGAGGTTTAGAAGGATTTTTAGGTATTAGTAGAGGTATAGGTAAAGGTGTTAGAGGTCTAGCAACAGGAAATCTACAAGATGTATATGAAAGTGTTAGAGATGTAACAGGTAAGTTAAAAAATCAACAAGCTGCTCCTGATCCTTCTTCTGCTCCTGCTCCTACTACTACTCCTGATCTTACTGGTATTAGTTCTCTAACACAACCAAGTTTAACAATTCAAGATCTTATAGATAGAGAGCTTAGTAGACGTGATCAGGCTACTGGTTTTGGAAGAACTGCTTTTATGGATACTTAGAAGGTAAATAGTATGGCTGTAGAACAAAACCCACTTGAGCAGATTCCTCAAGAAGAAAATATTAAAGTAGCTCCTGAAGCTGCTATGGAAGATAATTTAAATGCTACCTTTGAAGTAGATGATGACGGTGGTGTTATTGTAGACTTTACAGAAAATGTAGAAATGGAAGCTACAGATTATGTTGCTGAATGGTTTGGCAATATGGTAGAAGAGTTAGATGAAGAAGATCTAGTTGATATAGCTAATACTGTTATTGAAAGTTTTGAGGCAGATAAAGACTCTAGACAAGAGTGGGAGTCTATGTTTGAAAGAGGCTTTGATCTTCTTGGTCTTAAATTAGAACAAGGATCAGAACCATTTGAAGGTGCATGTACAGCAGTGCATCCTCTACTTATTGAGTCTGCTGTTAAGTTTCAATCAAAAGCATCTAATGAATTATTCCCTGCAAGCGGTCCTGTTAAAACACAGATTATAGGACAAGCTACAGAAGAAAAAGAATTACAAGCTAACCGTGTGCAAAACTTTATGAACTATCAACTTACTGAGCAGATGCCAGAGTATTTTGATGAGTTTGAAAGAATGTTGTTCCATCTTCCTTTGATTGGTTCTGCATTTAAAAAGATGTATTATGATGCTACAGTTAAACGTCCTAAGTCAGAGTTTATACCTATAGATCAGTTCTATGTATCTTATTATGCTACTGATCTTGGTAACGCTGATAGATATACACATTTAATTTATCGTAGCCCTGTAGAAATACAAAGAGATATTAGGGCTGGTGTTTATGAAGATGTTGATCTACCAGAGCCTTCTATGGGGACTACAACTAATTTTGGAGAAAAGTTAGATACTATTATTGGGTTGTCTCCCTCCTCTGACAATGATCCTCAGTATGTTTTATTAGAACAGCATTGCTATTTAGATATAGAAGAAGAGGGAGAACTTCTTCCATATATTGTAACTGTTGAAAAAGACTCACGACAGGTACTAAGTATTCGTAGAAACTATAAGGAAAACGATGCAAACAAAGAGAAGATAAATCATTTTGTTCACTATAGGTTTGTACCCGGCTTTGGTTTCTACGGATTTGGTCTTATACACTTCTTAGGTAATCTCACGATGTCAGCAACTGCTGCAATGCGGTCCCTTATAGACGCAGGTCAGTTTGCTAATTTACCGGGAGGGTTTAAGGCCAAAGGTGTAAGGATGGTTGGTGACAATGATCCTATATCACCCGGCGAGTTCAAGGAGGTTGAAGCAACTGGAATAGATTTATCAAGGGCTATTGTTCCTCTCCCCTACAAAGAGCCTTCCTCTACTCTATTTGAGATGCTACAGTTTGTAGCTGCTGCTGGTCAGAAGTTTGCAGATAGCACAGAGCAAGTTATCTCTGATGCTGCCTCCTATGGACCTGTCGGGACAACTATGGCACTATTAGAAGCATCAAGTAAATTCTTTAGTGCGATACATAAAAGATTACATAAAACACAGAAAGATGAATTTAAAATATTAGCACGTATTGATTTTGATTATCTACCTGATAAATATCCATATGATGTACCATATGAATCTCGTAATATATTTAAAAGAGATTTTGATGGTCGTATAGATATTCTTCCTGTATCTGATCCTAACATTCCATCTAATGCTCATCGTATGATGTTAGCTAATATGGCACTACAAATGGCACAACAGTCTCCACCGGGTATGTTTAATCTTGAAGCACTTAATCGTACAATATTAAATGCATCTAATATGCCTAATATAGATCAAATACTTCCACCAAAGATTGAACCTCAACAGCTTGATCCTGTGTCTGATATTATGGCAGCAACTAAAGGTATACCCATTGCTGCTTTCCCCGGTCAAAATCATGATGCACATATACAAGTAAAGATGGCATATCTACAAGATCCGCAAAATGGTGGTAATCCAATTATGCAACGTATAGCTCCTATACTACAAGCTAACATACAAGAACATTCTATTATGAAATACCAAGAACAAATAAACGGTGTTTCACAAGAAGCTCTAAAACAAGTGCCTGAAAATAGCAGAACACCTTCTATAGTAGAAATGGCTATGGCACAAGCTGCACAAGAAGTTATGAACGCTAATCAAGCAATGGGTAAAGTAGAGTCTCCAGAGCAACAACTTGTTTCTATTGAACAAGCTAAAGTAGAATTAGAAAAACAAAAACTTCAAGCAGATTTAACTGTTGATTCTAAAGAACTAGAACTTAAAAATAAAGAACTTGAGATAAAAGAAACGGCTCAAATTATAGATATGTTAAAAGCCACAGGTCAATCTGAATCTAGAAAAGAACAAATGCAGCTTAATAGAGAATCTAAAGAAACAATTAAACAAGCAGAATTACTAACAAAAGAACAAATAGAACTAGAAAAGATAGAGCTTGAAAAAAATAAAGAGTTAGCTAAATATTTAGTAGAAATGTTAAAGAAACAAATGGATGATGAAAAAGAAATAAAACAATCAACTATAGAAAATATGTTAAATGTAGCTAATCAACAACTGATGGAGATGAGAAATGATGCAGAAAGGTAAAGGATATCTTGAGAATGTAAAAGAAACTGATAAAACTTTTGGTGATGCATATGCTCAAGATGTAACTGGTGGACGTAACATTCGTTCAGCCCTAAATAAATGGGATGATTATTCTTGGAAAGGTGAGGAGAAAGGAACACTTAAATAATAATGGAAATATGGAATGAAGTTGTCTTAGAACTTAATGAAGAACTAGACAAATTAAAAAATAATCTTGGTGAAGGTATGGCTGAAGATTATTCACACTACAGACAAATAGTTGGCTCTATTGCTGGTATACAATGGGCCAGAGATAATTTAACTTCAATTTACAAAAAACGTCTACACATGGAGGATGACGAATAACATGCAACAAGTACAAATGGGTGGGGCATTAAAAAATGATTTATGGATTACTGATCCAGAAGAAAAACCTGATCCATCACCACTACCTGATTTACCGGGCTACCATGTCTTAGTTCGTCCAGTATCAGTAAAAAGTAAAACTAAAGGTGGTATCTTTATTCCTGACTCAACAAGGGAAGACATGTCGTATCTTACCACAGTTGGTCAGGTTCTTGCAATGGGAGATCTAGCGTATTGTGAAAAAGACAAGTTTCCAAATGGAGCATGGTGTGATGTAGGAGACTATGTATGCTATGGAAAACATACTGGAACAAAGCTTTTCTACAAAGGTGTTCGTTTAATACTTTTATTTGATGATCAAATTAGTATGAGAGTACCTGATCCAAAAGATCTTGATCCTACATTTAATTTAACAAAAGGGTCTGCATGATTTGTGACATTTAACTTTTTATGGTATAATAGTAAAAAACGTAATCGTTTAGGTCGTGACTAGCGGAGAAAATAATGACTAATCAAAATGAAGGATGGGACACCATTGAAGTTCCATCAAAAGATGAAGACAATAAAATAGAATTTGAAGTTGAAAGTGAAGAAGAAAAACCTATTGAAGCTGTAGAAGAACAACCAAAAGAAGAAGTTGTTGAAGCTGCACCTCAAGAAAAAGTTCAAGAAGAACCTCAAGAATTAGATGGTATTAAAACTAAAGGTGCTGAAAGAAGAATTAGACAACTCGTAAAACAACGTAAAGAAAGAGATGAGCAAATTAATGCTCTCATAGCACAGAATGAAGAACTACAAAAAAGTTTACAATCTAGATCTACTGATTTAGCAGAAGTTACAAGTAATAGTATAAATACAAATGAACAAAATTTAGAAAGAACAGTTGAACTTGCAAGAGCAGCATATCTTGAGGCTTTTGATTCTGGAGATAAAGAAAAAGCTTTAGCTGCACAAGAAGCTTTAGCAGAAGCTAAATCAGAATTAAAAGGAATACAAAATTGGAAAAGTAAAATAGAAAAACAAGCACAGCAACGAGAACAAATACAACAACCACAACAACAAATTCAACGAACTCAAACAGTAGATCCAAAAGCTCAAGAGTGGGCTGAATCAAATGAGTGGTTTGGTAAAGATACAATTAAGACTGCTGCTGCATTAGCATTAGATGCAGAATTAAAGAATGAGGGATATGACCCTAATGATGACGAATTTTATGAAGAAATTGACAAACGGTTGGAAACGGCTTTTGGTCAAACTTCGCAGCGTGTGCAGGATAACACGAAAGAACCTGCTCAAGTGGTATCGGGGAGTTCACGCTCATCTCCAACCTCTAATAAAAAAGTTAAGCTTTCAAAAGAAGACGTAAGGCTTGCTAATAAATGGGGTATTCCACTTGAACAATATGCCGCTGAGAAAATGAAAGTTACTCAGGCTGACGGTGAATATACAAATATACGATAGCGTGGAGGAAAAAACATGACACGAAATGAATCACGTACTAAAAGTCAAAGAGAAAATTCAGTGAGAGAAGAACAATGGACATTTGAAGAGCCTAATGCTCTTGATATTCCTGAAGCTGTACAGCAAAGGTTTGATCAAGAACAAATGGCACTACGTTGGATACGAGTCTCCCTTCAAGGTCAAGACGACTATATTAATGTTGGTAAAAAACAACAAGAAGGTTGGGTGTTCGTTGATCCTGAAGAAGTACCTGAAATGGCTTTGTCCTCTGTCGTGAAAGAGGGTGGCAGGTATCATGGCACGGTAAGTCGTGGAGACTTAGCTCTTGCTAAGATACCAGCAGGAAGAGCAAAGGCTAGACAGAAATACTATGAAGATAAAGCTAATAACATGATGGATGCAGTTAATGCACAACTCATGAAAAATTCTGATTCTCGTATGCCTATTTCTAACACTAGCCGTTCTGTTACAACCAGAGGTAGGCAACCGTCTTTTCAAGACTAACTGCCTCTTAATTATTAAGGAGAATGAAACATGTCTAGTACCGCAGCATTTCGTGGTTTCATTCCTGCTCGTAAAAAAGGTGGTAACTATAATAATGAAGCTGTCACGGATACCATTGAGATTACCTCAACTGGTATGACAGGTAGCCCCACGAACAAAATCTTTACTGGTGATCCAGTAGTTTTGCCGGGTGCTAACTTCGCTACTATATCTCCATTTATTGCTGCAACTCTCAAGCCTTCTGGGGTTTTCATGGGTTGTCAGTATGTAGAAAATGGAGAGCAAAAGTTCTCACGTTTTTGGCCGGGTACTGTATCAGCCACGGATATTAAATTCTTTGTAATAACTGATCCTGATCAGACTTATTACATTCAAGCATCTCTTACCGTTTCAGCGGCTGAGTTGCTTGTTGTTAAAAACTATAATGTGACCGTTAGCTCAACTGCTTCTAGTGGTAACACAGTTACAGGTCAATCCAGCTACTATCTTGATGGTGCGTCTGGTGTTGAATCTGCTGCTGCTGTTCGTGCGATTGGCAGAGCTAAGTTTCCAGACGAGGGCAGCGATGATGCGAAACCAATTCTTGAAGTTTGGTTGAACCATCACCGTGATCGTTTTGTAACTGCTACGGCATCAACGGCTTAATAAGGAGGGTTTATTATGGCTATTAATAGAGCTAGTATTAGCAAACAACTCCTTCCGGGTCTAAATGCTGTATTCGGGATGGAGTATGGAGAGGTCAACGATGAACACGCACCTCTCTATGAAACTGAAAATTCAGACCGTGCTTTTGAAGAGGAAGTGCTCTTCACTGGTTTTGGTACTGCCCCTGTAAAGGGTGAAGGTGCAACCGTTATCTTTGATGACGCACAAGAAAGCTTCACGGCTCGTTATACACACGAGACGGTGGCTCTTGCCTTCGCTGTCACAGAGGAAGCGATGGAAGACAATCTATATGATTCGTTTGCCAAGCTTCGTGCTCGTGGCCTTGCTCGTGCAATGGCAAATACCAAACAAGTGAAAGCTGCTAACCTTTTCAATAATGGTTTCTCTGACACCATTGGTGATGGTGCTGCGTTCTTTTCTGATGCACACCCCACAATCTCTGATGGTAATCAGTCTAACCTTCTTGCGGCGGCTGACCTTACAGAAGCAACACTTGAAACTGCTCTTACTACGATTCAGAAACTTAAAGATGATCGTGGTATTTTGATTGGTGCAAGTGCTGTTTCACTTCATGTTCCTGTTGACTCATGGGCGATTACAGATCGTATCTTGGCAAGCCCCGGCAACACTCAAACGAGTGCGGCAGCGGCAAACCCAAATACGAACGCTATAAACGCTACTCGTCACTTGGGCATGATTCCAGAAGGTTACTTTATCAATCGCAGGTTTACGGATACGAACTCGTATTTCATTAAGACAGATGTTCCTAATGGTACGAAAATGTTTGTCCGTTCTCCACTTCAAACAAAGATGGAGCCTGACTTTGATACTGGTAACTTGCGCTTTAAGGCACGAGAGCGATATAGCTTTGGTGTATCTGATTGGCGTGGCTTCTTTGGAAGTGCTGGTTCTTAATAAGAGCGAGGGGGTGGCACTATGTCACCTCCTCCTTTATTACATGGAGAATATAAATGGCTTCAAATATTAAAGTAGCACACAATGTAAGCAGTGATGGTGCAATCATAACAGGATTTAGATTTGTAGATGCACCAACAGTAACACTAGGTGGTGAAGGCGATGGATCTAATCCTTTGCCTACAGTTAATCGTATTGTTGCTATACATACTTTTTCTACTGTTGCAGGTGAAATTGCAATATCAGGTAGTAAACAAATTACAAATAAAACAGCAAAAGGTAATGCTATTCACTATCGTGTAGGTGCTACAGACTCAAATGATATGTATATAGGTGACATGGGTGTTCCTGTGCATGGTATTGTAAGTGTATCTGTATCAGGAGTTGATGCTCCTACGATTACATTATATGTAGGTTAGTATGCCTAACTTTGCTAAATTAAAATCAGACATTCAGGAAGTTACTGAAAATGATGGCACTGAGTTCACCAGTGCTATTACTGGTTTTATACAACGAGCAGAGTTTCGTCTTATAAAAGATCTTGATGATTTTGGATTAGATGAATTTTCAAATGTTTCTGTATCTGCTGGTAATGCTGGTGCAGTAACTCTTAATGATCGTGTACGTGTAGTTCGCAATGTAAACTACGTAGTTAGCACTGGAACTACCGTTACTAATTTATTACCACGTACTTTTGAATATGTCAAGGATTATTGGCCTGTTAGTGCCTCTACTGGAACACCTCGTTACTATTCTAGAAAAAATAATCTCACACTTAAAATAGTTCCAACACCATCATCTGTTATCACAACAGAAATACAAACTCAATCTCAACCATTACCTTTAGCATCTGCTACAGGCACAAGTGTAACAACAACTAATTATTTTAGTGAGTATTGTTATAACGCTTTGTTTTATGCTTCTCTTATGGAAGCTACAATGTTTAATAAAGATTGGAGTAATCTACAATATTGGACTCAACAATATATTGATCAAATCCAAGCACTACGTAATCAGGCTAGAAGAACGAGACAGGATGATATGGCAGTTGCTGCTTCTCCTGCTGGTGGTCCTAACACAATACAATAAGGAGAAAGTTAATTATGGCTAAAAGTTTAGTTGGAAATATTGCTAAAAGAGCAGGTCAAAAATTGAAAGGTGGTACTAAAAGTGCTACTCGTTTAAATGAAGAAGGCAAAAGAGTGCGTATGTCTAAAGACACAGGCGCAGGTGTTATGAGAGAAGTTGCATCTCCAACATCAAGACGAGCAGGGGCAAAACAACAAAATACTCCTGCTGCTAAAAAAGCAAGAAAAGGTGAAGGTCAGGCTGCTGCTGATCCAAATCAACCAGCAATGAGGACACCCGGAGAAACTGCTGAAGCTGCTGATGCTAACATACGACCCTCTAAAATAGCAGCTAAACAAGCAAATGAGTTTGATAAAGCTTTAAAAATAAAGGAAGATCAATTAGCAAAATATGAAGAACAAGTTGATAAGTTATCAGGAACAGCAAAGTTAAAATTTATAAATAAAAATAAACAACGTATTACGGCTTTAAGAAATTCTATTAAAGATATGAAATCTAGGGGTGGTCCGGGTGGACGATCAAAAGTAAGAGGTAAAAACATTCCAAAAGCTGGTGGTGGTAAAGCTATACCTAAAGGTAGTAAAGGAAAAGGTGTACGAGCACTTGTAGCTTCAGGACCAAAAGGTAAACAAGCAGCTAAAGAAATGGGATTTGCTGTAGCTAAAAAAGGTGGTAGAATAGTTACCGCTATGACAGGTGGTCAAATTGTATCTATGATGTACGATGATTAGTAGATCAAGTGTTAGACAACAGATATCTAAACCACCTAAAAAGAAACAAAAGAAAAAGAGGAGAAAGAAATGATTGGACCTCATACACTAATTAAACGGCCACATAACTTAGATGAGATTGTAGGCAGACCTACTGGACAAGGTTATGGTGCTGCACGTAAAGGTCCAGATGTAAAAGGACCACCTCAAGATGTAGTTGTAGATGAAGATTATACTCAAGGTAAGTCATTTAAAGTGGAGAGCTAAGTATGGCTAAAACACTTACTAAAGAAATTGCTAAACGTGCTGGACGTAAACGTAAAGCTCGTGGCGTAAAACCTGCTACTGAACTTCAAAAAAAAGGTGCAAAAGCATTAGGCATATCTTTAACAGAAGCAAAAAAGAAATCTGATGCTGAGTTAAAAGCAGCTATTAAAGAAGCTGCGCCTAAAAAACCAAAAGCTCCTAAAGTAAAAAGAACTAGGGCTGAACAAAGCGAACTCAATCGTTTAATTAAATCTCAAAAACGAGACGAGATATCAGATGAACGAGGTTCTAATATTTTAGCTGGTAGACGTAAAACAGGTCCAAAGGGACAAGAAGTAGAACAAGGGCCACTTCTATCTAAAGCCAAACTTCCTGAAAAGGTTTCTCCTGCACGTAGGCGTAGTCTTGTAGCTCAAGGCAAAGCAAAAGTACGTCCCGGTAAAGGTGGTAAGAGTCGTCTTGTAGAAACAGGTGAATTTGCACCAGCTAGACAAGATGTAGCAGATCGTATGGGACTTACTGCTAGAGGCGTACCACCCACTGAAAAAGAAATTATGGATATGGGTGGTTTTGAAATACGTAAGTTAGGTGGTAAAGTAAAACGTAATGTAGGTGGTAAAGTTCGTGGTGTAGGTCAAGCCATGAAAGGTTTTGGTAAAGCTACTTATTCAGACAAAATGTTTTGATGGCTGGAAGTATTAATAATAGTAAAATAAACTATGATATAGTTAAACCTAATCGTGAAGACTATACAGACTTTAAAATATATTGGGCTGACTTATGTTACTACTTAATTCAAAAATATAAAGATACTTATGTAAAGATATAATATGGCTGTACGTAAACGAAAAAGAAAAGGGACAGGTATGAAAGGACTGACCATTAAAGGTGGTCATAAACGTCCTACTAAAACTGGTGCAGGTATGACTGCTAAAGGTGTAGCTGCATATAGACGTAAGAATCCCGGTTCTAAATTACAAACAGCCGTAACAGAAGCAAAACCTAGAACAGCAAAAAGAGCAGCAAGGCGAAAGTCTTTCTGTGCAAGATCAGCGGGGCAAATGAAAAAGTTTCCAAAAGCAGCTAAGAATCCTAATAGCCGCTTGAGACAAGCACGTAGAAGATGGAGATGCTAAAATCAAATGTCCTACTTAATATCAAACATCCCTCATTTTAAATGTTGGGTGCGTAAAGAGTTTACAACTAATCATGAAGAATATCAAGGAGAATACTTACACGCTTTAGCTTTTGCAGTTAATACTATACCAGATAGATCACTAAGTTTTCAAGTAGTATTTACTGGATGTGATGAAGAAGAAAATGTACACGGTGGAGCTATGTGGGCTAGGATGCCAATAGCTGCATTAGTGGCAGATACAGAGTTAGATGAATGGCCTGAGTTAATGCCTACACATTTTGCCCAACCTTGGGACTGCTCTGCTAGAAATCATAGTGTAATAGTTATGGATAGAATATCTTCTAGTCCGTGGCTTTGTAAAATAAATGGAGAGTTTTATACAGGTCGTTATATGTTTACAGTAGATTATACAGACAGTTATATTTCTGATGATCCAGCACAACATAAACAATCACATGTATTAGAACTTATAGATGCAGATGAATTTACAGGTAACATTGTGGCGTTACCTAATAATAGAGTAAGAGTAACTAATCCTGCTTTATGGGTTACTGGAGAAGGAGCACCAGATTTTACACCAAGTCAATATGTACATTCAGCAGAGATAGATAATAGTTATATGAATCCTAATATTACTTTTAACAACTTATATGCAGAGGAGTGTGATCCAGATGATGAAAAGAACGAAGATGAAGTCTAAAGGTGGAACAGTAAGACGCATGGGTGGCGGTAAAGCTACTAAGTATAAGTCTAGAGGTGGTGCTTTGAGAAGAATGGGTGGTGGTAAAGCTACTAAATATCGCTCTCGTGGTGGCACAGTAAGACGCATGGGTGGCGGTAAAGCTACTAAGTATCGTTCTCGTGGTGGTCGTGCTAGGTAATGGCTGACCCTAAAAAAGGAACAGGTAAAAAGCCAAAAGGATCTGGACGCAGACTTTATACTGATGAAAATCCAAAAGATACAGTTAGTATAAAGTTTGCTACTCCAGCAGATGCAAGAGCTACTGTGGCTAAAGTTAAACGAATTAAAAAACCATATGCACGTAAAATACAAATACTTACAGTTATGGAACAACGTGCAAAAGTAATGGGTAAGAATGAAGTTGTACGAATAGCTAAACAAGCAAAGAAGGTATTAAAAGATGGCAATCAAAAAAGCAAAGCCAAAAACAAAAAGAAAAAAAGGATCGCCTAGACCGCTTAATCCTAAACTTTATGCACAGGTAAAAGCAGAAACTAAGCGTAAGTTCAAGGTATATCCAAGCGCATATGCAAACGCATATTTAGTACGTACCTATAAGAAACGTGGTGGTAAGTACGCATGAGCTTAAAAGATTGGTTTGGAAAAGGCCCAAAGGGTGATTGGGTTGATATTGGTGCTCCAAAGAAAAAGGGCAAGTTCCAAGCCTGTGGTCGTAAGTCTACTAAAACTAGCAAGAGGAAATATCCAAAATGCGTACCAAGAGCCACTGCGAAGCGCATGACCAAAGGTCAGATCAAAAGTGCTGTTGCAAGGAAGAGAGCAAAGGCACAAGGAGTAGGAGGCAAGCCTACGATGGTCAGGACTTTCAAGAAGAGAAAGAAAGCCGTAAGAAGAAGGACTAAGAAGTAATGGCAGTTTCAGGAACATATAACTTTAATCTAGATATAGATGAAGTTATTCAAGAAGCTACAGAGATGATTGGTGGTGAAAATACACTAGGTCATGAACCAGCATCTGCTAGACGCTCTATTAATCTTATGCTTAAAGATTGGCAGAATCGTGGTGTGATGCTTTGGAGTACATCTGTTTCTTCTTTAACTGTAACAGCAAGCACTGCTACATATTCATTAGATAGTTCTACCGTAGATGCTCTTGAAGTTGTTATTAATAGAGATGATACAGATTTACAACTAGAAAGAATTAGCTCAGAAGAATATTTACTTATACCAAATAAAACACAAAAAGGCAGACCTAATCAATATTCTATTCGTAGAGAAAGAGATAATCCTGTTTTACGTGTGTGGCCTCTACCAGATAACTCAACTGATGTTCTTAAATTAGAATTAGTAAAAGAATTACAAGATGTAAATAAATCAGCAGTACAAAATGCTGATGTACCTAAAAGATTTTTACCATGTTTAACAATGGGACTTTCTTATTATATGTCAATAAAACGTCCCGGTGTTCCAGCAGATAGAATACAATTTTTAAAACTTAATTATGAAGAACTTCTTGCAAGAGCTATGCAGGAAGATAGACAAAGAGCCTCTATGCATGTGGTTCCAAGGTTAGGATACATATAATGGCAAGTACTAAAAATGCTTTAGCTATGTGTGACATTTGTGGGTTTGTTTATCCACATCGTCAAATGAGATTAAATAGCTATGGTATGCTAGTATGCCCAGAAGATTATGAAGGACAATACGATTTAAAAAATCATCCACAAAACAAAGTACCTGATGTTAGAGATAATCCTGCAATACTAAATCCAAGACCAGATAATACAGGTAGAAATTTAACATGGGATCAAGCAACAAGCACATATGATTCAACAGAAAAATTTTGGCAGCTAATATGACAGATTTAACAGGAAAACTTATTTCAAATACTTATAAACAGCTTATACTTGTAAGTTCTGCTGTTAGTAATGAAGGTGTAGACACATCTCTTAAACCTATACAAACAGGAGATGGCACTAATACAGCACTTAAAGTAGCAACTAATGCTGTACAAGTTAGTGGTGCTTTAGGAGTTACTGGTTCTGTTTCTCTTGATAATAATCTTCATGTAGATGACAGAGTATGTGCTTCTGCATTTTATGGAGACGGTTCAAATATAACAGGTGTTACTGCAACTATAGCAGGTAATATATCAGTTAGTAATGCTGTAGTGGGTGGTACACTACAAGTATCTAGTACTGCAACTATAGTGGGAGCTACACATTTAAAATCAACTGTTACGGTAGGTGGTGCAGCAAACTTTGGTTCTACAGTTACAGTAGAAGGTAAAGCTGTATTTAAAGATGATGTATCTGTATCAGGGGCAGCTAATTTTGGTAGCACAGTAACTGTAGAAGGCGAAGCTATATTCAATAATAATGTATCTGTAAGCGGTACATTTAATGTAGAAGGTGCAAGCACATTTACATCTAAAGCAACATTTGATAATGATGTATCAGTAAGTGGTAGATTAGATGTGGCTACTTCTGCTTCAGTTGGTGGCACATTTAGAGCTACAGGTAATGCAGGATTTAGTGGAGATACATCTGTTAGTGGTAATCTTAATGTAGGTGGCACTGTTACAATAGCTGGTACAAATATTCAAGCTACTAATGCTAGAGTCTGTGCTTCTGCATTTTATGGTGATGGATCTAATTTAACTAATGTGCAAGCAGAATTAGGTGTTACATCAAATATATCTGTTTCTGGATTTATAAATGCTGGAGGTGCAGTTTCTGTAAGTGGTACGTTTAATGCAGTAGGTTCTTCTACATTTAAAGATGATGTTTCAGTATCAGGTAATCTTAGAATTGGAGGAACTACCACAATAGCAGGAGCAGTTAGTTTAGCTTCTACTCTCAGTGTGGCAGGTGCATCTAATTTTGCAAGCACTGTTACAATAGCAGGAGCTACAAGTTTAGGATCAACTTTAGATGTAACTGGTAATACTTCTATAGGTGGTACTTTTTTAGCAACAGGTAAGGCTGAATTTAAAGACGATGTATCCGTATCAGGTAATGTTAATATTGGCGGCACTACTACTATTGCTGGTGCAGTTAGCCTAGCCTCTACATTAAGTGTGGGTGGTGCAACACATTTAGCATCTACTGTAACTGTAGCTGGAGCAGCTATATTTGAAGATAGTGTATCAGTTTCTGGAAACATAGATGTAGCAGGTAATGTTTCTGTAGGTGGTACATTATTTACTACAGGTAATATTACATTTGATGGTAATGTATCTGTTAGTGGTAATGTTAATATAGGTGGGACAACAACAATAGCTGGAGCTACAAGTCTTGGTTCTACTTTAAATGTAAATAGTAATACTTCCATAGGTGGTACATTAATTACTACTGGTAAAGCTGAGTTTGAAGATGATGTATCTGTTAGTGGTAATAGTAATTTTGGAGGAACAGTAACAGTAGCAGGTGCAGTAAGTCTTGCATCTACTTTAAGTGTAGGTGGTGCAGTACATTTAGGATCTACTGTAACTGTATCAAGTGCAGCTACTTTTAAAAATAATGTAAGTGTAGCTGGTGCTACAGATGTAGCAGGTAATGTTTCTATAGGTGGTACATTATTTACCACAGGTAATACCACATTTGATGGTAATGTATCTGTTAGTGGCAATGTTAATATAGGTGGAACAACAACAATAGGTGGTGCAGTTTCACTTGCTTCTACTTTAAATGTAAATAGTAACACATCTATAGGTGGCACTTTCTTAGCTACAGGCAAAGGAGAATTTGAAGATGACGTATCTGTTAGTGGGGCATTAATTGTAGGAGGTGCTACTCAACTTAATAGTACTGTCACTGTAGCAGGTGCAGCAATTTTTGAAGATGCTGTATCAGTAAGTGGTGCAGTTAATATAGCTGGTAACACATCTGTGGGCGGCACTTTCTTAGCTACAGGTAAAGCAGAGTTTGAAGGCGATGTATCAGTAAGTGGTAAAGTTCATATTAATGGAACAACTGGAACAGAGTTTTTAAATGTTGTTGGTGCAGTAGGTTCATCAGGAGCATCGTCAAACTTTAGTGCTGGGCCAGCAAGAACATTAGTTGATTTTACAGGTAGTCTGGGTAGGGTTGGCACAATTAATGGTACAGGTAGTGCAACACCCCTTACACTTTTAACTTCAAATACAGAGCGTATGCGTATTACTACAGGAGGTGATGTTGGAATAGGAACTGACTCACCAGATGTACCTCTTCATGTGAAAGGTGGAAGTAGTGTAGAATCAGCAATTATAATTGACAGTACAGGCGTTGGTGGTGGACACAAGTACGGTATTCGTCCCGGCTCGCCATCAGTTAGCAATGCACATTTTACTATACATGATGAAACTAATGATGCAACCAGACTAGTTATTACAGATGGTGGACTCGTGCTAATTAACACAACTGCGGCTGTTTCTGGTCAGCAGTTACGAGTTCATGGCAATAATGGCAGTGGGACAATAGGAATTGGAGCGGCTGCTAACTTTAACAGTCAAATACAATTTGGTGATCCAGATTCAAGTTCAAGTGGTCAAATTATATATGCTCACAATGGTGATCAGATGCGGTTTAATGTAAACGGATCTCAACGTGGGCTTATTGATTCTTCTGGACGACTTTTGATGCTAAAGACAGCGGCAGGATTGGCTAATAATGGCTTTGAAACACATCAAAATGCCGCTGGATTCATTGGTACAACAAGCACAAGCGCAGCACTTTATGTTAATAGAGAGGACTCTGATGGGACGCTTGTAGCTTTCAGGCAAGATAACAGTAATGAAGGCAGTATTATCGTGTCTGGCAGTACTGTAACTTACAATGGTGGTCACTTGGGGCGTTGGTCACAAACTGCTGATGGAAACCGCATTGATGGTTTACTTAAAGGCACTGTGATGACCAATCTTGATAAGATGGCTGTGTGGACTAAAGAAGATGGAACAACTAAAAATAACGAACAACTTAATTGCATGGCTGTATCTTCTGTAGAAGGTGACGTAAATGTAGCTGGTGTATTTATTAACTGGAACGAAGAAGAACTTTACGACGACCCCTACGGTAGTAGTCGTGTTAATGATATGAATGTTGCGATGACTGGCGACATGGTTATTCGTATTGCTAGTAGCACGACAGTGGCACGAGGTGACTTACTAATGAGTGCTGGTGACGGTACAGCCAAGCCACAGGGTGATGATATTGTTCGCAGCAAAACGATTGCGAAAGTTATTAGCACAAATGTTTCACATACTTATGATGATGGCTCATACCTTGTGCCATGTGTATTAATGGCTTGCTAAATTAAGGAGAAAAAAATGGCAGCAACGTGGTCAATAAATACTCTTGACTTTTACAAAAGTCATGGTGGTAAAACAAACGTAGTTTTTAATGTGCATTGGGTTTGTGCAGATAAAGATACAGATGGAAACACAGGACAATGCTATGGCACTATTGTTATTCCAACGGATGATCTGTCATCTTTTACCTCTTACTCAGATATTACAGAAACACAAGCAATAGGATGGGCAAAAGATGCTCTAGGTTCTGATGAAGTAACCTCAATAGAAACTAATGTAGCTAATCAGATTGCAGAAAAAGCAACTCCAAAACAAGGTTCTGGTATTCCTTGGTAAAATATGATATAATATTATAATAAATATTTATGGAGAATAAAGTGAACGATAACGCTATAAAAGCTGAAGAACCAAATGTTATACATATAAATGGCACTGATTATAAAGAAAATGATTTATCTGAACAACAACATTATTTTATTAATCAGATAAAAGACTTACAGCTAAAAGCAAATAATTTAAAGTTTCAACTAGATCAAGTGCAAGTAGCTCTTGATACTTTTACAAATGAACTTCTTAAATCTTTAGAAGGAAAATAAAATGTCTAGTACTTTTACTACTAACCTTAGACTTAATAAACAAGGTGATGGAGACAATCCTAATAGTTGGGGACAGGTTCTTAACGATGGTGTTATTAGTCTTGTTGATGATGCTGTAGCAGGTTATACAACTATAACAGTAGGAACTACTGCTAATGTTACATTAACTGAAAATCAAGGTAGTGGTGATCAGGCTCGTTCTGCTTTTCTTGAAATTCAAGGTAGTGTAGGTGGAACTCATAGTGCTATTAATATTCTTATACCATCTAATTCTAAAAGTTATGTAGTACGTAATGTTGTATCATACGCTTCTGCTGGTGCAGATGTTATATTAAAGGTAGCTGGACAAACTGGTGTAACCATATCTCCTGCTACAAATCAACATGTAATAACTGATGGAACAAATGTCTTTAATGTTGCTCCATCAGAATTTAGTTCTTTAACTGTTGGAGGAACTTTAGATGTAGGAGGTGCTGCTAATTTTAGTAGTACAGTAACAGTTGCAGGTGCAGTTAGTCTTGCTTCTACGTTAAGTGTAGCAGGTAATGCAACATTTTTATCTGATGTAACTGTTAAAGGAAATGTATTTGTAAGTTCTAAAGTATGTGCATCAGCATATTTTGGAGATGGTTCTAATCTAACTGGGATTGTAGCTATGCCTACAGGTGCAGTTATTCCCTTTGCTGGCACAGTTGCTCCAACTGGATTTTTATTTTGTTTTGGACAAACATTGAACAAATCAGATTACCCTGCTTTAGAATCTGTTATTGGTACTACGTATGGTGGTTCAGCAGGTAGTACTTTTGCATTACCTGACTTACGTGGTCGTGTTGTTGCTGGTAAAGATGATATGGGTGGGTCAAGTCAAAATAGATTAACTGGACAAACAGGTGGTGTTGATGGTGATACTCTTGGTGCTGCTGGTGGTTTAGAAACACATACACTAACTGAAGCACAACTTGCTTCACATACTCACCAAGCTCTTAATCCAGCAAGTAGTGGTGATGATAGTGGTGATAGATTTAATATAGTTAATACACAAACTGATGGCTCTCATGCTGGTGGTACTCAAACATATAGAACAAGTTCAGGAGGTAATCAAAATCTTATTAATACTACTGGTAGTGGTTCAGCACATAATAACGTACAGCCTACACTTATATTAACTTATATTATAAAGACTTAATATGGCAGAGTTAAAAACATTTAAACTGGCTCCGGGTTTCCACAGAGAGTCTACCCAATATGCAGAAGAGGGTAAATGGTTTGATGGAAACCGTGTTAGATTTCGTGAAGGCAAACCTGAGAATATGCGAGGCTACGAAACAAGAGCACAAGGAGCTAAGTTTGATGGATCAGCTAGAGCATTACTAGCATGGAAACCTGCTGATAATATTTCTACTGCAATATTTGGTACACCTGAAAAACTTTATGTTCATGAGGGTGATGAGTTATATGATGTAACACCTATAACAACAATAACTACTTTAACAAATTGTTTTGGTACAAATTCTGGTGAAGTTAGAGTTTGTTGTTCTGATTCAGGACATGGTAGAGCAGTTGGTGATTATGTTTTATTTACATCTTCAGCAGCATTTAATGCTGTAAGTTTACAAGGGAATACGTATCAAATTGTATCTATTGAAAGTGCAGATGTTTTTACAATTAATGTAACAACTGCTGCTAATGCAACTGGTAGTGATGTAGGAAGTGCAACATTTAATTATTATATACCAACAGGTAACTCTGTTGCAGCCGTAGGTTTAGGTTATAGTGCTGCTAGGTATCAAGCTACAGTATGTGCTTCACAAACAAGAGCATGGAATCAACCTGCATCAGCTAGTGCTAGTGGTTTGTTTTTAGATATATCACAATGGAGTTTTGATAACTGGGGTGATGATGTTGTAGCTAACAGAAAAGGTGGTGGATTATTTTACTATGATTCTGATGCAAGTACAGAACCAGTAAGAGCAACATCTGTTACAACATCACCTGTAAGTACAAACTCTATTATTGTATCTCCTAATGATAGACATCTTATCTGTCTTGGTACAAATAGATTTGAAGCTACGGCTACAGTTAGTGGTACGTTTGATCCCATGCTTGTTCGTTGGTCTGATCAAGATGATAGAAATGAATGGAATCCAACGGCTGCTACAGACTCTGGTGAAGTTGTATTAACAGATGGAACTAGAATAGTTGGTGCTGTTCGTGGAAGAAATGCTATTAATATTTGGACAGATAATGCTCTTTGGCTTATGCAATTTGTTGGTGGTAACTTTGTATTTAAGTTTCAACAAGTAGGAACTAACTGTGGACTTATAGGACAACATGCAGCCATAGATTATAACGGCACTACATATTGGATGGGTTATGATAATTTTTATGTCTATGCTGGTGCAGTTCAAGTTTTAGATTGTACGGTTCGTAGATTTATATTTGATGATCTTAATACATCTTATTATGATAAAGTTTACTGTGGTATTAATTCTGAATTTAGAGAAATAATATGGCTATATGTTTCTAATGGTAATACAGAATGTAATAAATATGTTATTTATAATCCAGAAGAAAAGTACTGGGTATACGGTGAAATGATATTTACTACATTTACTGATCGTAGTGTATTTGGAAATACTATAACAACTGGTGTGACTGCAACTGGAAATAATATTTATAACAATGAACCACCGGGTATATTTACAGGTAGTGACGAAACATTAACATCTTTTGTGGAGTCTGGTGATTTTGATATTAATGATGGTAATCAAGTTATGTTTATGAATAAAATTGTACCTGACTATGATTTATCAGGAGGACAGATTAAATTTAAAATCGTAACAAAAAAATATCCTGAAAGCACAGAACAGACTACAAAAGAGTTTGATATATTTAATAATACAGAAAAGATTGATATAAGAGCTAGAGGAAGGCAAGCTAAAATTAGGGTATCTTGTGGATCAAATAATGCTAGTTGGAGATGGGGATCAGTACGAATAGCATTACAAGGTGATGGTGAAAGATAATGGCAACATATCCTGTTTTACCTTTTGCACTAACAAATGAAGACTTGGTAGATATGTACAATCAAGTAAAAACATGGGGAGATGTTTTAATTCAAGAGTTAGATGCAAGAGATTTAGATATAGATAATGCGGCGGCAGCAACTGTATTTACTGTAACGACAGTAACTCAGATAGGTCGTCCACAAAAAGGTGACATAGCATACTCTGTAAGTTCAGGAAAATTTAAAGGGTATGTTAGTCTTGGTGCAGAAACTTCATGGCAGAATTTAAACTAATGAAAAAAAATTTAGCAGAGCATTTTAAATTAATTAATGAAAGTACTTTATTAAATAATATTAATACTGGACAAGCGATTGATCCTGAACGATATCGTCTTGATCAAAAACAAGAGTTTATGAAAATGAAAAAGTTAAACTACTCTAATATGATGAATGACTTTTTAAAAGGTAAGCAGCCATGAGTGAAAATATATTAGAAATATTAAAACTTAGTGGTTTAAATAAATTAGCAGAGAGTGCTAAAATTAGCACAGAAGAAATGCAACTAGCTTCTAATATAATTAATCCACCACCAGCACCAATGCCTCCTATGCCTCCAATGCCTATGGATCAACCTGTACCTTCTAACCAAAGACCTATGAATGTGCAGCCAGCAGATCCAGAAAGATTTGCTAAAATACAAAATATGATAAATGCTTTTGAAACACCATCTTCATATGATAATATACTAGCTGAGAGGATGCAACCTACTATGCAAGCAAAAGCTGGTACAGAGGGAATGGTTGTAAGTTTTGGTAGTGGTCCTGTTCCCGGCGAAGGACATGGTATGCAAGATAATGTTCAGATGCCTATAATAGAAAAAGGTGAACAGGTAGCAACTCTTGCTGTAAGTCCAGATGAATATATCGTAGATGCACATACAATGTCTGCTCTTGGTAATGGCAGTGCAGATGCAGGTGCAGATATTATGGATAAAGTAGTAAGAGAAATTAGACAAGAAGCATTTGGAACAACTAAACAACCCAAACAAATAAATGGACTAGCTTCATTAAAATCAGCGATAGGATAGTAAAATGAGCTTAATGGATTTTCTTTTTGGTAAACCAGAACGTACAACATCAACTCAAATAACAACAACACAACTCCCAGAAGAGATAAAGCCGGGAGCTAAATTAGTTGTAGATGACGCTATGCAACTTTATAAAGATAGAGTTGCAAGAGGTCCAGCAGATTTTGGTAAATCAACTATTGCTGATTTAGGTGAAGATGAATTAGCTGCAATAGCAGGATTAAAATCATTAGTAGGTGTTCAAGATCCATATATAGATCAATATGAAAAAGATATCGCTGCATATAAAGATTCTATAGGAGATATAGGTGTTGAATTTACGGCTGATACTGCTGAAAAATTTATGAGTCCATATTTAAGTGCTGTTTTAGATGTTCAAAAAAGACAAGCTCAAGAAGACTTTTTATCAAGAGTAATGCCTGAGTTTGAGAAACAAGCCGTATCTGCTGGAGGTATGTCTGGTCTTGGTAGTCGTGCTGGTGTTCAAGCTTCATTACTTGGCGATGCTTTTAGTAGACAACTTGGAGATATTGAAGCTATTGGAAGAGAAAAAGCTTTTGCAGATGCGTATACTAAATTTAAAGAGGAAGGTGATCGTAGAAGAACAATAGCTGGAGATCTATTAGGTGCGTCAGGAATGGCAAGAGATATAGGAACAGATAGATTAGATTCAGGATTAGCTGAATATGGATTATTAAAAAGTATAGGAGAAGAAGATAGAGAATTTAGACAAGCAAAATTAGGAGAAGAATATGCTAGATTTTTAGAAGAAGATGAGTTTATTCCTACAGAACTTGCTAGACTTAGTGGCTTTGTAACAGGAAGTCCATTTACTAAAGCAGTAACAAAAACACAAATTGATAAAAAACCAAGCGCAACTCCAACACAACAAGTATTTGGTTTAGGTTTAGAGGGACTTAGAGATAGAAGGTCAAGACGACCAACTGGATTTGGGTTTTCTAATCAAGCTTTATTAGGAAATTTTGCTAGAGTAGCTGAAGGTGGACAAGTAGGTCGTAAGATGGGTGGTGGTTTAGCAGATGCTTTACCTCTAGTTAAAAGATCAATGGCAGGTAAAGCAGCTATACCCGGAGCTGGATTAGGACCAGAAGCTCTTTATAAAGGTCTGGGAGGTTTAGGTCTTTCACAAGAGCAACAGAATTTAGTTAAACTTAGAGGAACTCTAGAACAAAAAAGACAACAAGAAACTGCTAATGTAGCTCAAAAAACTATAGATAACTTTAAAGAACGGTCTTCTAAAGCTCTAGATAATATTAAAAAAAGAGATAAAAAGTTTTTAGAAGAGTTGGGTAAAATAAATAAAGATACACTAGATATTATTAATCCTGAAGCAGCTAAACAAATTATTGATCCTAAAGAGGCAGGAATAACTGCTGCTCAAAGTGCAGTGTTAGATGAGGATGCAGGTAGGTTTGGTGCAGTAGGTCTTCTTGCATTAACAATGTCTAAATACGCTGAAGGAAAATCAAAGGCAGAGCAAGATCAATATAAGTTAGTAAGAAAAGCTGCTCTTGATTCTGCTAAAATAAAAACAAAACAAGCAGAAGTACAAGATCTAAGACAGAAAGGACAGAATGATAAAGCAGATGAAATACAAGCTGAGGTAGATAAACTACAAACTAATCTTGATATATTAAAAGCAAATATGCCTATCAAGGTATTTGATGCTGCACAAGACGCTGCTACTGGACAGCTTGATCAATTAGCGACAGTTGCTAAAACTCAAAAAGACCGGGCAGAGGCAGCATCTAAAACAACTCCAACTAACAAAGCTAAAGCTTTTAATAGTGCTTATCAAAAAGCTATAAATACAGCATTAACAAAACATGGTTATGTTCTTGATGAAAAAGGTGGACTTGCTGTTGCGGCTGGTGGTAAACAATTACAAAAAGGATCTGCTGCATATAATGCCATGTTGAGTGATTATAAAAAAGCTGCTACTACATTTTTAAATTTATATAAGAAAGATCCAAGTTTTGCAGGACAAGCTCAAGCATTGTTAGGATCAATAGAATCTGTCTTAGAACAGGGAACACCAAAACCAAAACAACCAGTCTCAATAGCTAAATTAAAACAAGATTCTCAATTTCAAGCAGGTCTAGCAAGAATAAGAACATTTAAAGGAAACCAAAGAAAAGAAGCTATAAAAGACTTAGCTGGAGTATATAATTTAAAACCAGTAGATATTATAAAATTATTAAAGTAGTAAAACTATGGTTACAAATATAGATGATTTTTTTAAAAAGTATGGAGCATCTCCAACTCAAACTGTTTCAGAAGATACATCTGAATCTAAAGTAAAATCAATAGATGATTTTTTAAAAAAGTATACACCTACTTCTGATGCTATTATTCCTGTTCCGCAAAATGTTCTTGATCCTAAAGATATTGAAAAAACTTTAGATCAACAACTAAGAGAACAGCGAGAAGCAAAAGCTAAACAGTTAGCTGCTGAAGAAGAAGCTATGCAAAGAGGAGCTACATTAGAAGAAGCTCGTCTAGTTGGACAACAGCAAGTACCAGAAGCAGCCTCACTAACTAGAGAGCTAGAAGAAACTTATAAAAAAGTAGAAGATCCTGAAGAAACATTTGCAAAAGAAACTGACATACCTACGTTACAATTAGAAAAGCAAGAACGTGGTAGAAGACTATTAACTGAACTAACCACTGATCCTATAAAAGCTGCTACTAATGTAGTAGGCACAACTGCTGATGCTGTAAATGCATTAACAGCAGGAAACATTGTTTTTGATAGTATTAGAAATTTAGGAAAGCAAGGCGATGTTCTTGTAAGTGATCTTTTAAAAGATTTAAAAAATAAATTTCCAACACAGTCAGAAGCTATAGAAGAAGCTATTCAAAAATATAAAGATAAAAAATTACCTGCAACTTCTTGGGAAAAAGCGGTAACAGAAATTGTTCCTGCTTTAATTGGTGGTACTGCTGGATTTAAAATTGCTGACAAACTATTACAACCTGTAGAAAAAACTAAAGTTTTATCAAAAGGTATGCGATCAGCTAAAGTAATAGCTGGTGGAGGAACTGGTGCTGTAGTTGCTGATGTCTTAACAAGAGACGATGATGAGTTAATTTTAAAAGATATAATTGCAGAGCTACCTCAAGTTGCTAAAGCAGTTGAGACTGGTGATCTTACTGACTTTAATATATTTGAAAAAGGTGTATTAAAATATTTAAACATTGTTGAAAAATTTACACCAAAAGAAGTAGTTGATTATTATAAAGAGTTGTCTATAAATCCTGATGATCCTGATTTATTAAAACGTGGTAAGCAAATAGTTGATGCTTTAGGTGGTGCTGTTGTAAGTGGTCCTATCAATGCGGCTTTTATTTTAGGGTCTATTTTAAAAGCTAGTGTAAGTAAAGGATTAGCTAAAGTACGAGGAAAAAGAAAAGCAATTCAAGAAGGAGAAGTTACAAAAGAAACACCTGCAAGTGAAAATGCTGCGGTTATCTCTACTGAAGTTATTGAAGAAGTTCCTGACGCTGGTCTACAAAGAATGTTAAACAGAATTGACATCAATAAAAAAGGTGACGATGCTATTGTAACAAAAATTTTACAGAAAGAAGATGAAGTAGTACCTACTGAAACAGGAGCAGTAAACAAAAGATTACCAGTAGATGAATCACCACGAGTAGGACTTGAAAGGGCTGTAAAAGCAGATGAGATTGAATCTGAATATTCTCAAAGAAGTGTTGTCAAAGAAATTATTGGTAAAGTAAATACTTCTCTTGGTAAACATTTATCAACAGATTTACCAAAAGAAATTAAAGCTTACTTTAATAAATATAAACAAACTCAAAAAGGTAGAGATACTCGTGCTACTGCATTTAAAAAGAAATCTAGAGATTTAATAAATAAAGTAAAAGTTGAATCTAAAAAAGAAAATGTTGATAAAGACGATCTTCTTGCAGATATAAATTATTATGGACAAGCCTCTTTACTACCTAGAACTTATGATGAAAAAAGTTTTTTAGAATTTCTTGACACACCTCTTGGTAAAGCAGCTTTTAATAAAGTATCTCAAAATCTAAGTTCAGATTATACTTTACCTTCTTTACATAGAACTATGCTAGACGAAGTTGATAATTCAGCAGCTAAATTACCTGCTACAATAGTAGATGACATAGATGAAATGAATAGTCTTGTATTTGCAAATGAAAAGAATATTAATGATCAATTAGGTTTGAGTGGTAAGGGACAACTAGGTTTTGGTTTTAAACAAGATGGTGAAATATATTTAACACGATCTTTCCTTGCTGTTGATAACCCAAAATATTTAAAAGAAATTCAAAAATACTTAAAAGGAGATGAAGTCACTACTGAAACAAGAGTGGCTGTAGATAATTCAAGACAAGACTTTTCTCAGTCTATATTTAAAAGACGTTATGAAAATTTAGATAGCGATCAGAAAGCTCAGATAGATGGAATAGTAAGAGATGCTATTGCTCATCTTAATAGAAAAAGAACAGGTGATTTTTCAGTGTCTGAACTATTTGATACTATAGGTAACACTAAAGGAATAGCAGGTCTTGGTGAAAAAGTTTTACGTGGTAGAAAAGATTTATCTCCTGCTTTAAGAAATTTATTTAAAGAAGATATTAACTATTTATCTAGATTAGAAACATCTTTAGTAAATCAAAGCAGAGTTATGGGAGCTTTAGATTTAGTTTCAGATTTAAAAACTTTTACTAAAAATAATTTAGATAAAGAATTTAATATGGGAGGTCTATTTGAATCTTTATTAAATAGAAACTTTGCAAGACAAGCTCGTATTACAAAAGGTGGATCTAGAGAAGAAAGAGATAGATTACAAACATTTGCTTCTTATAATGATATTAAAGGAATGCCTAATGCTTTTAAACAAATTGAAAAGAGAGTACTAGGTTCTTTAGGTGGACAAAATCGTGTTAGTGAATTAGATAAATTAGCTATGTCTAAAGAATTTGGAGATTCTATTATTAATGCTTTAGATTCTCAAGCATTTAATACTAGCAACTATTTATTTGAAATGTTTAGAAAGTTGACTGGTATAGGGCAAATGAGTCAAACTGTTTTAGATCATGGTGCTTATCTAATTAATACATTAGGGGGTATACAAAGTATGGTTGCAAATGCATACGTATTTGAACCTGCTATGTATAAAGCAGCGATTGGTTCTACAGTAAGATTATTTCAAGGTTTAAAAAATAGAGATAGTAAAACTTTAAATTACTTTGCTAAGTTAAGAGAGCAGGGTGTATTAGATACAGATCCTATAGCTGAAAACACAATGGATCTTGTAAGACTAAGCGAAGATCCTAGAAAATTAGGAACGATGGCAGATAGAGCGGCTGTAAGAATAAATAAAGGTTCTCAAACTTTAGGAGAAGCTTATGGTTCTATTGATAATTATTTTAAAACTTTAGCACATCAATCTGAAATGGCAAGAACTAAAAGAGCTTATCCTTTTAAATATGTAAAACAACAAGAGGATTATAAAAATCTTTCTGCATCTGAAGCAAGAAAAAAATATAATGATTTTGTTTTTAAAAATGCTTCAGATGAAGTAAAAGCTAAAATGTATAACTATGGTGAAGTAGGCCAAACAGTTAAAGGTATTTCAAGAACTCCATTTATAGGAAACTTTGTTTTATTTCCAGCAGAAACAATACGTGTTTATCCTAATATGGCTAGAATATATTCTAAGAATATGTTGCAAGGTATGGGTATAATTCCAGATCAGTTTGGTAATAGAAGAGTTAATCCTTATTTAGCAGCTACAGGTTTAGTTGGAATTGGATCATTACTAGGAAGTACAAAAGGTATAGATGTAGCAATAGATTATAAAAATAGTAAATTAGAAAATGACTTTGGAGAAACTGTAGGTGTTCCAAAAGAAAATACAAGAGCTTTAGATTTAGCTGGTAGAGGATTTAATTCTGATTATAAACGAATACATATGCAAGCTCCACAACAGCAAGCTGATGGTCGTATTATTGGTAAATATATAGCAAGTACTTTGTTTGATCAACCAACCCTTGTTAAAAATCTTATAAAAGAAATTACTGCATTAGCTTTAGATGGTAAAGAAATGCCAGACGTAGAACTATCTACTAAATTACAATCTATTTGGAATAGTGGGCCATCACAATTTACTTCTCCTACATTTCTTACAGGTGCTATAATACAATCAGTATTTGATAAAAATTTAAATGGTGATCCTTCCTTTTTATATAAAAATACAGATAATATTTGGGAAAAAATTTCTACAGGACTTTTAAATGTTGTTGAGAAGATTGCTCCAGATGGTATTAAAAAAACAAGAGATTATTTAGATGCTCTTGATGCTGAAGAAATTGCTGATATTGTAAATAAAACTGCTATAAATTCTTATGGTTATCCTGTTGACTCTGGAGATATAGAGTTTTGGGCATATACAGGAATGAAACCAAGAACATATGACTATGGTAAAACAGTTGCATCTGATATGTTTAAAACAATTAGAAATATAGATGACACAGTAAGTGATTTTAAGAAAGAGATAGATAGTATTAAACCACAACCTTATAATGAAGATTTACAAAATAAAATTGTAAATGAATATAGAAAATTGCAGAAGTATAAATTAGATAAAATGAAAGAATTAGCTGAGAAGGCTCATATTTATTCTCAATTTCAATATACAGATTCTGATGGTAAGACAAAAACAGAAGAAGATAATCTAATAACATTTGGAAAAGATAAAATTATTGAAGAATTAATGTTATATAATAAAGTATTTTCTCCACGAATGTTACCTATTGAATTATATGTGACTCAAGAAAGTATTAAAAATTTACAAGGTGGTACTTTTATTCCTGATTATCCAGAAACAAACACTGCATTTATTGAAAGTCTAACAAGAAAAAATATACCTACTGATAAAATATTTCAAGCATTAGCAAATGTTAGAAAAGAATTTGAAGGTCAATCTTTATTTCCAATAAAACAAGGAGAAGAGTAATGCCAGAAAGCGCAATGATATGGAATCTCATACTTAGTGGCTTTGCTGGTATGGTAATATGGTGGATACGTGGTGTGAATACAAAACTAGATGAGGCACGTATATTAGTTAGTAAAACTAGAGAAGAGATAGCAAAAGAATATGCACGTAAAGATGAAGTTGAACGAGATATAGAAAAACTTATAGATCGTTTTGATAAACTTGAAACTAAACTAGATAATATGATGGAAAGGATTTGTAGATAATGTCAACACATTGGACTTACTTTACAGAAAAAGAAATGAGATGTAAAGGTACAGATGAGTGTTTAATGGACGAAAAGTTCATGGAAAAATTAGAGTGTCTTCGTGAGTGTTACGATAGACCAATGATTATTACATCAGGTTATAGGAGTCAAGCACACAACAGTGCAATAGGTGGCTCTCCTAATTCAGCACACGTACAAGGACGTGCAGTAGATGTAGCTGTAACAGGATCAGATGCTTACGATCTTATTAGACTAGCAATAGAACATAAATTTACAGGCATAGGCGTAGCTCAACGTGGAGCACATAATAAAAGATTTATTCATATAGATGACATGGATGACTCAGATCGTAGTCCCAGACCTACAGTGTGGAGTTACAAGTAGTGGAGCCTGTACAATCACATATTATGGGTATGAGCATAGCTCCCATAGAAGTATACACACGACATACAATACAATCTGGTGGAGACGAACTTACTTACATAACACGTAAATACACAATGGATGGTCCTGTTGTAAGAGTATCTGAGTCCTCCACCACATTGTATGATAGATATGGTCAAGAAGTAGAAGTTGGTAAATCAAACAGTACAAAAGAGATATTTGTATGAGTTGATAGATTGAGGGGTAATTTTGGTTGATCCAGTCACAGTTATTAGTGGCATAGCGTTAGCTAACAAAGCATTTAAAGAAGTAAAACAACTTCTTCAGAATGGTAGAACAGTTGCAGATTGTGGTAAGCAGCTAACTGATTGGGCTAAAGGCTGTTCACAAGTACAAGAAGAAAACAATAGAACAAAACTTATGGGCAGTTCTAGTTCAGAGACTGCTATGAAGCGTCTGTTACATACTCAGACTGTTCAAAGACAAAGAGAAGAGCTTCGTGAGTTTATGCAACTCTATGGAACTCCGGGTAGTTGGCAACAGTTTCTAGCTCTGGAGAGAGAGGCAAGACTTGAATTAAAAAAAGCAAAGCAAAATGCAGCAAAAAAACAAGCCCAGAGATTAGAGAAAATAAAAAACATTGGACTAGCTGCTTTAATAACTTTATTTGCTGCTGTAATAATAGTGATAGGTACAGTGGTATATCTAAATATACCTACAGAATAGGGAGTCTATTATGAGTGAAGATAAAAAAGAAGATATGATACCAGATAAATCTGTATATCAGACTAATAGAAGACGTATGGCTTGGCTTGTGATGGGAATGTTACTTGCTATGACTATAGCTATTATAATTGTACCAGATCGTTATGGTAATAATAATGTTATGGAGATGGCTTATCTAGCCTTATCAGGTTTAATTGCAGCTTACTTTGGTGCTGCTGCTTATCAGGCAGGTAAATTAGGGCGAAATCCACGTTAAGGGGGTATATCTGCCCATACAGAGTAATCTACACCTTTCTGGTAGGTTAGTAACCTAAAGGGGCAAGAAGGCTACTCAGCGGTCAGCTTTGCCCCTCTTTTTTTCTTATCTTTTAATTTTTTTAACATATATATAGCTGCTTCTTTATATGTAGTAATAATAACTATATTACCATCAGAATCATACACCTTCCATTTCCTTGGCATCTTCTTCTACATCCCCCTCTTCAAATATGTTACTTGCAAAGTCACACTTCTGTAATAGATTAATAACTTTATCTTCCCCTAATGTATTAAGACACCCAACAATAGCTGTTTCTAATGTGTCTTTATCTAACCCCGAATTAACATCACTATTAGCACCACGTATTCTAGATAATAATTCTAGTGCTTTGAGCGCACTATTTGAGTGACCGTTGTTTTTAGCAAACTCATACTGCTTTTCTAATTCACCTATAACATCTACATCTGTTTCAAGCTGTTGCTCTAGTTCGTGGACTCTATCAACAACCTCTTGATTCTGCATAAGACGGTAGCCTTGATTGGCTGCTGAGTCAGGAGCATAACCAGCGTTCTTTGCAGCCTCTGTAGCATTACGATGTAATATGTAGGACTGTGCAAACTTCTCTTGCTTTTCATTAAGAGCCACTAGATTCTCCTACTGTCTCACGTTCAATATCATTATGATCAAACTCTGCCCAATATAATTCAAGAGCCTCACCATCTGATGTAGCTTCAAACTGATGATACTCTCCGGGTTTTACTGTTGTCCATTCACCTTTATTTAGAATAGTTTCATCTACAAGATTATAATCATTCTTCCATACTCTGATAATAAGTTGACCTTTAGTTACATAGAAACCATTCCACTTATACTTGTGTTTATGTTTACTACATTTACTACCTTTATTAAATATAATATGGTGAAATTCAAATACACCATTTTGAAATATAGTAGAGGTCTGACCCCAAACTTTTCCTGCTTTCATTAAACTAAACACTCACAAAATGTTTGAATAATCCCAACACTAATTATATATAAGATCCATAATAATATAGATCCACCTATTATTTTTATTATCAATGTTTCATATTATCTCTTTGAACACCTTTCCACTTCTCTGCTGTACGCATACCACCAAGACCAAGAAGAGCAAGAACAAGACTTGTTAGTTCTCCTGTTTCTAACATAGGTAATGTTACCGTAGGATACCAAGTTATAATAATCCATGAAGATATAGGTGCAAGAATAAACTGCCAACCAAGACCTAGAGCACATATCCACATGATGGCAGGTCTAGCTCCAGCTACAAAGATAGAAGGGTGTTTAGCTTGTTCTATATTTGCTTGTGTCTGAGCAAGATCAAGGCTAATCATCTGTTGTTTTAGTTCAGCCTCTAGTTTAGTCTTGAGGTCTTTATCTTCTACAAACTTATCAAGAACTTTACCAGCCACACCTATAACACTATCTGCTAGTCCTAACATTATGTTACTCCTTATACTTCATAGTCTAAAAGTATTTCTTCATCTTTTAATATTTTTTTATGTGTTACCACATTATAAATTATAAAGTCATCCCAATCTTGAGATATAATTAAATGACAGTTTGGTTTTTCTGAGTGATTTATAAAACCACCTATAGGAGTTCTTACATAGCCTACAATCATAGGATATTTAATATGTGTAGATCCTAAATCTGTTTTAGATTTAATATCTTCTTTTGCAAAGATACCATATCCGTGTATATCACTTTTTTTTATCTTAACATTACTAGGTAGAGGATCATAATAAAATCTATTGTATCTTAATACAGTCATTCTTTTTCAGGCTTAGTTTTTAGTGGTATAATTGTAGGTCTTGGTATTATTTTATAAGCATTTAAACGATACTTATCATTATCTTTGTCATCTGCGTAAACATAGATAGTTAGATATGGATAATCTATAGATAGTCTAGCAATGAATTGTAGCCACTCGTTAACAGGGTACAATGATACATGAACATTCTCACCATTAGGGAAATGTTTCATAGCAGGTAGACAACATATGTTAAGAAATACTACGTTTGTAGAGTATTTAAATATCTCTTCAATGACCCAAGTAAGATCTTCATGTGGCACATGTTCTAAAACATCAGTGCATATTACAATATCATAAACACCAGTTGGTAACTTACTATGTTCTTCTTCACCGGGATCATACAAAGTGATGTCTTTTATACCCCAAAACTCATGTATTGGTTTATCTAAGAAATCAGAGTCAGGAACTGTATGAAACTTATCTGTATAAGGATGTCCTTTACCACAACCATAATCTAGCAGTGTTTCACACTTATGTTTGTTAATTATTTGTTCAAGTGGTCCAGCAAATCTTATTAAACTTCTACCATTAAACATACCCTCACTGTATGCATGTAACTTCTCATATTCTTTTAAGAGATCTTTATATCTTTGAGATGTATTATCTCTACTATATTCTTCTGTATACTCAAGCATAATAATCTTTAAACGCTGGACGTTTCTCCTTACTCTGTTTAATATCCCACAAGGCTGATATCATTGTATTTTCACCATGAAACTCTAATACACCGTCAAGACCGGGATCATCAAATACTTTTTCACAGTCTTGAGCCATAGCTAAAAGCTCACCTGTAGTCCAATAAGTAACGTCTCCTACATTGACCTGTATATATTTAGGTTTAGGTGTTTCACCACCTTCTATATCACCTGTAGTTTCTGTTTTTTCTTCCGCTGTTGGTTCTTCACGACAGCAATCAAAGCCAAAAAGATGTATCTCTCTGAAGCCCATCGTGTGCATTAAGCCAATACCACGCATAGCTGCACAAGTACCACCTGTAATTAACGTAGCACCTTGTGGTATACCTAACTCTTCATTAAGCTGCACAGTTTGATTTACTATCTGTGTGCCTCGCTCTTGCTCTTTTCTCATGAAGTCTGTAAAAGCATGCCATCCCCATATTTTACCGTCACCATCTTTAATATGTTTAGTAACAGAGGGATCTGTCATAGAGGCAACAAAGAATAAAGTTTCTTTATTGATATCTTTAAACAAATCTTTACGCACAATATTGTGTGTGCTCTTACCTTCTATTGAACGAGGATCAAGAACAATACATCCCCACGGTATAATACCATTTTTTAATAGATTAGGATAAGCATGTTTAACAGTTAGTATTTTAGGTCTAATACCTTTTGCTAAATACGTATGCATAAACTCTTTTAGAGCTACATAATCTAAGTAAGGACCAGCAGATACAACAATACCTACTTCTCTATGAGGAGGGTGTTTAGATACCCAGTTATCTTCTCCTATCATTTTTATATTGGTTTGTATATTACTTACAATATAATCTTTAGGTACACAATCTCTAGGATGAACTACGATAGGAACACGTTTAACATCTTCTGGAAGATCTTTTAAATCAGGATCATGTAAGAATACAGCTAAGTGTGTAGTGCCGCCACCAAGAACTCTATCACTAGAAGGTAATACATATTTTCTAGTAGTAGCTGCATCATCAAATGTAATCCATCCATCTACGTCTGGTACTTCATCTGACTTTACTTCTTTTGTAGGGACAGATTTAAATACTTGATTAACACCTTGATAGGCATCAGGTGGTATTTCTTCTGCTTCATCTTTTGTAAAGTAATGATCTGCAACAACAACAGGTATATTTTTTAAAGTATTATATTCATATTCTACGGTATTGAAGCTATTACCACTACCAATGAGAGCAAAATCAATATCATTATCTGCTTTAATATTGAGTGCATCTTTGACATTACCCTTAGTTAATTCAAAACTAAAATCTTTTTGTCTTTCTTTTTTAACAAACTCTTGGAACTCTGTTAGTCTAGCTTCAACAGCAGCTAAAGTATTGTGAGCTTTAGAGTTAAACTCTTCTTGATCTATCTCTGGTGTAGCATCTTCAAATAAATCATAACCAATGTAGTGAACTTTATCTGACTTTTCAAAGGCAGCAAGAGACATCTCTATAGCTCTACCACCATTCCACGTTCCTGTTTCTAAGATAGTCTGTGGTTTGTAGTGTCTAACTATATCTGCAAGTTGTTTGTATCTTCCCGGTAAGATATCTGGTGATGTTTCTTTATCAGATAGAGGAACTATTCTATTACCTTTTGCATCTCTAAGTTTTCTAGATGCAGGGTCACGTAAATCTACGAATAAATTATTTAATACACTAATACCATTTTCTGTAAATAATTTATAATTTAAACCTCGTGCTTGATATAGAGGTAATATTGAACCTAATATAAAATTATATCCCCACTCTCTATAATCTGTAAATCTATCTGTAATATATGCTCCTTTTATATCTGCAAGAAGTTCTACAACAGACTGACTTTGTAAATTAAAACCAGCAAAATGGTTTCTATGCTCAACTAAAGCTAGGGACAATGCATTAGCGTCATCACTAAAGATAGTTTTTAAACTATTTAATCTTATATCTCTTACAGTACAACAGTTAGCATCCAACCAGAACAACCAAGAGTTACTATCTTTAAATGCTTCCTCACTTATAGCAAATACTTTTGGTCCTTCTGATATAACATCAATGATAGAATTATATTGAACACTACCACCCTCTGTGCCATCATGAGTTTTGTTGCGCTCCATAAACTCAGGAAATCCATCTATATCATTTAGATTATGATAGTGAATATTCTTTTTCTTAGGTAAAGAATAATTAGATAAATCTAAATTATAATAATAACAATGAAATTCTATGCTAGGTTGCCAGCTTGAGGCAAACTGCTCTATTAGTTTTGATCCATTAAGTTTTAATAATGTTTCATCAAAACATGTAACTACTTTATATTTCATAAGGTTTTATCTGTCCTGTTCCTGCAAGGTAAGTGTAATCATAATTCCACTCCGCTGCATATTTACCATCAATTTCTCTTTTAGAGTTCCATTCTTTAAACCAAGGTCCACCTGTAGTAAAGTGTACATTCTTAGCTTCAATTTCTTCAGGTGAGTGATTGTCTAACCAGTTCCATTCTTCATGTATAGAACCAATGTCAGCTTCTTTATCTGGCAACCAACCAAAAGCATGAAGCCACTGACCTGTCTGAGTATTAACAACCTCTGGTGTTAAATTTCTATTAAGAGGATGGCTACAATTCCATAAAATAAAACTAGACCAATTTTTTCTGCGGTAGTTTTGTTGAACTCTACCATCCATTTTAAAACCATCACCCGGTTTATAGTCATGTTTTACACAATATAAAGGATAATAGTCTAAATTGTATTCTTCAAATAAAGTATTAAAATCTATACGTGGATACATATCACAATCCATATACAATGCCCAACCTTCATACATGTTCATGGCTGGTACAAGAAAACGTGTAAAACTAAACTCACTAGAAAAAGGTTTTTTATCTATATCATCTATCTGTTGTCCATCAACAGTAGTATATGTTCTTGTATACATACCGTTAAGTTCTAAGATATCTTTTTTTATAGGCACTATGCGAATATTCTCTATTGAAGTGCGTTCTAATGTAAATCTTAAAACATCGTAGGCTACCTGTTCTTTAGGATCATAGCCTATGTAAATTGTATTTGGTCCTTTTTTCATATCTTCTCCAGAAAAAGAGAGGTGGTTTTACCCACCCCTCCATAGTTCTATTGTATTTCTATTTGTTTAGGTTTCTCTTCTTCAGGAACTACAATGTTAATGTGTAATGTTAACAGGCCATCATCAAAAGATACATCACTTACAATAGCATTTTGTAGTAGTGAAAACTTCTTTGTAAATGGTCTTTTAGCAATACCCTTATGTATATATTTTTTATCTACAGTAGCACCTACATCATCCACTTTTTTATTATTAGATATAGTGACATTATTTTTTTCTTGTATTACAGAAATATCTTCTTTAGAAAGACCAGCAAGTGCTAGTGTAATCTCATAGGAAGTGTCAGAGTGTTTAACAATATCATAAGGTGGGTACTGGTTTGTCTGCTCCTTCAGACCATATAGTAGACTATCAAATCCTATTGAGTTTTCTAAAAAGTTTTTTACCATTGATTCTGTATATGGAAACATAATTAACTCCTTTATTAAGCTTAGTTAATGTGATCTATTATTAGCATCACCCATATATTATATGCTATTATAACTCATTTGTCAAGAACTTTTTTTATCAGGCACTGTATCAGCTTCTTTATCCTCCCATCTTTTTTGACCGGGTACTGTATCAGCTATTTTATTTTTAGATAGTTTAAAGTTTAACTCATCAATAATAGCACTCGTAGTTTCTGAAAAAAGTCCCGGTATTATTGCATGTATTATTGAAAATATCATAGCAAAAAATAGATAAGGAATCATACTTAATGCAAACCAGAAGTGTTTCCAATAAGACATTTTTACTTCTTGTAAGTGTTCTTTAGTTTGCCCAAACATCTGACCAATCTCCTTGTAATGCACCTTTAGCGTAGTCTGTAGCCCTGTTCTCAAAGAAATTTGTGTGAGTAGGGGCATTAATCATAGTCTCAACCCAAGGTAGTGGGTTAGTTTTTACTTTGAATATACCTTTCATTCCCATAGATATAAGCCTACGATCTGCTATATACCTAATATATTCCTTAACTTCTGACGGACTAAGCCCATCAATAGCACCCATCTTAAACGCAAGATTGACAAATTTATCTTCCAATTCAACCATCTTAGTTGCCGTTTTATAGATTTCTGACTTTGTTTTGTCATTCCAAACCTCCCGATTTTCTTCAACATAAGTTCTGAAAAGTTTGATCATACCTTCTGCATGTTGTGTTTCATCTACAATAGACCACGTAACTATCTGTCCCATGCCCTTCATCTTACCATGTCTAGGAAAGTTTAACAACATAATAAAAGAAGAGAACAATGCTAGTCCCTCTGTAAATGCAGAGATAGCTGCAATCTGCAAAGGTATAGGCATGTTATCTTTTGATACATGATACTTAAAGAACTCATGCTTGTCTCGCATAGCTTCGTATTCATTGAACTCGTTGTATGTGCTTTCTGGCATACCAAGTGATTCAATCAAGTGAGAATACGCTGCTACATGAAGTGCTTCTCTAGCACAGAAACCAGTGAGCATCATACGCACCTCTGGTTGTGGGAAATGTGGTAGATAATTTTCTACATAACCACCAGAGACATCTATGTCTGACTGCGTAAAGAATCTAAATATATTAGTAAGAAAGTATTTCTCTTCTGTAGTTAGTTTGTTTTTCCAATCTTTAACATCTTCAAGCATTGGCACTTCTGTGTGTAACCAATGGGATTGCTCATGCTTGAGCCACGCATCATAAGCCCAAGGATAGTGAAAAGGTTTAAAGTATTCTCGTTCATCTTGAAGTTTTAATTTATTCATGTTCGCCCCCTTTTGCTCTTCCTAAACCACCTGTAAATATCTCAGGTTTATCTTTTGCTAACTTAAAAGTCATAGCAGTTATAAATAAACCTGATATTAATAATATATGTGCTATTGCAGATATACCAAATACGACAAAAGATCCAACATAAATACTAAATATAATACACCACATCCATGCTAGAACCTGCATTATCATGTGTCTAACTGACATACTTGGTATACTACTTAGTGGGTTGTATCTATTGTCCATTATAGACATCCAACAACTTCCTATGTACTTAATCACGTATCAACTCCCTCCTCTCTCTCTTCTTTCTCTATTTTTTCAAATTCTTCAGATTCTTCTTTAGTTACACAAAGAAATTCACTTACCTCTGCACCCTCTATGTCACTATAAGTTTCCTTACCAAATAATAATAGATCGCTAATGTTTTCTGTAACATATTCAAAACATTCTATTTGAGTTTCAAACACTAATTCTTTGTCGTGTTTATGACTAACGATAAATGTATTACCACCTAGATAATCTTCAAAGTTTGGAAAGAACATTACAATAATAATTATAAATTTAGCCATAACTATTTACCATGATTAGGGTGAAAATTATAATTTATATTTGCTAGATGTCTAGCTTCTATTGCTTCTTCTAGAGAATCATAATATCCTAACCAGATATCTTTACTATTAATCTTAATACGTGCTCTATATTTATTTTCCTTTTTATTCCATGACACTCCAGTATGTCCAGTTTTATTATTTTTATTAAGTGTTCTATTTTTTTGATTTTCAAAATTAGATACTTCTCTAAGATTTATTATTCTATTATCAGTTGCATCATGGTTGATGTGATCTATTTGATCTTTAGGCCAACAACCATAATAATATAACCAAATTATACGATGTGCGTAATATTTTTTATAAAAAATTGCACCCTGTTTACCTTTCAAAGTATCATATTTTTTATTACGAATGGTGGCAGTAAATGCTTTTTTACCAGCCCATTGAGCGTTCCATTTACGTGCATCAACTTCTTTTTTAAAATATTTTAGAGGTCTTTCTTTCCAAAAAAGATCTCCAGTATCAGGATTATAATCTAATAACTCTCTAACTATTTCAGCAGTAAGTTCCATAGTAATCTCCTTATCCTTCACAAGCAAGGCACTCATCCCCAGATGCCAATGCTTCCATATCTAACTCATTAATAATCTGTCTCTCAATCTTACGACTAACTTTGTCAGCCTTACCAATCTTTTCTGAGCGACAATAATACATGGTCTTTAATCCCTTTTTCCATGCCATGTAGTGTATAGCATGTAAGTATTTAATCTCAGCATCAGGTCTAAAGAATACGTTAAGAGATTGCGATTGGTCAATATATTGTTGTCTGTCTGATGCATGTTCTATGACCCACCGCTGATCTATTTCCATAGCTGTTTTAAATATCTCTTTCTCTTCAGGTGATAGGCATCTAAGATGCTGCACAGAACCATCATTAGCTATGATACTAGACCAGATGCGATCATAGTTTAGCTTAGTATCTTCTTCACATTTAGTCTTAATAATACTATCTAAGAACTTGTTTTTATTTAAGAAAGATCCACTAAGAGTATCTTGTCTATAAGCATTAGCTCTCCAAGGTTCTATTGATGGAGAAGTATTACCCATGATAATAGAGCTAGAAGCATTAGGTGCTATAGCCATAACATGACTACATCTTAGTCCTGTACCTACAGCATCGGGAGCCTCACCTCGCACTAAAGATAAACTTCTATTAGCTTGATCCAAACCTTCTCTAATATGTTTAAACATTCTAATGTTGTGAGACTTAGCTAACGCACAATCAAATGGGACACCTTTGCTCTGTAGATATGCGTGAAATCCAAGTGCTCCCACCCCGACACTGCGCTCTTGTTTCGCACTATAACGAGCACGACGAATAGTATCAGGAGCGTTGAGAATAAAATTTTCCAAAACATTATCTAGCATCTCCAGAGTATCTGATAAAAACATTTTATCTTTTGACCACTCATCAAAGTATTCTAAATTAACAGATGACAAACAGCATACGGCAGTTCTATCTTCTGATGTGGGAAGAATAATCTCTGAGCAAAGATTAGATTGATTTACTTTTAAACCTTTCTGCTTTAACCATGCTGGCATCTCAGCGTTAGACTTATCTATAAAATGTAGGTACGGTTCACCTGTTTGCATACGCATCTCAAGTATCCGTTGCCAAAGTTCTTTAGCTGAAACAACATCACGTACTTCTTTACTATGCGGATCAACTAGATCCCATGAATCATCAGCATATGGATTAACCATGCAGTGTTCAAGAATACCCATAAACTCATCTGATATATTAATACCATGATGCATATTAAGACAACGAAAGTTTTGATCTCCAGTTGGTTTACGCATCTCAAGAAACATTAGTATATCTGGGTGTGATATATCTAGATAAGCAGCATAACTACCTCTACGAGTTCTACCCTGTCTGTATGCTAGACTTGATGCGTCATACATCTTGAGGTGGGGCATAACTCCTGTGGATTTGTCGTCTGACGAGCGTATGCCAAAACCAACGCCAACACCACCACCAAGCATAGAAAGCCAATTAGTCTCACTTAAATTCTCCACTAACCCCTGAGAGCTATCATCAATATAATTAAGATAGCAAGAAATAGGAAGCCCACGTTTAGATCGTCCATACGATAGTATAGGCGTTGAATACGAAAGCCAATGTTTTGAAGCATACTCGTATAATCTTTGAGCATGTTCTTTATCAGAACCAAAACAACTAGATACATAAGCAAACCTCTCTTGTGGTGAGATCTCATCGTCCATCATGTAAGCCTCTTTGAGACGAGTGATCCCTAACTCATCAAAAAGATTGTCTCTCTCAGGAGAGATTGTAATATCATCTTTAATCATTTGCCCCTACTCATTGTAATATAAATCTAAAATCATTTCTGCATAGTGTATTACTTTTTCTATGTCTTTTCTACCCTCTCCTTTTGTACGATGTCTTGTTACATACTTAACAATATTACCTTCACAAAATGTTAAGTTATTTTTTTCTATATATTCTATAGGCTGTATCGCACAATCTTTGTAGTGATTACCGCCTACTTGTTTTTCTAGTGATGATTCTTCTTTCATTCTTCTAAGTATATATTCATCTCGTGATTCGTTTTTCTTAAACATGTTCCCCTCTATAAAAAAGAATGTAACTTCTTTCTCATCTCTGTATTGTCTTCTACTGTAACAGCTTTTATAGCAAAAGTTCTTATTGTTTTAGGATCAACCCCAGCTAACTCACAGGTATAAACAAAGTTCTCACATGTAACACCAATAGAGGCAAAGACCCACGCATGAGCTTGATCTCTTAGCAAAGATGTTTGCACTGATTCATTATCTTGTTTAGGTTCAGATAAGTCAAGCAGTGCTCTTAAAATAATTGCTAAGTTCAAACTTCTTTCAGGATCTTTTCCTGTTAAATCATATAAAGATTCTTTTTTTTCTAATTCATCTTCCATTTGGAGGTTCTTGTACTGGCCTATAAAATTTACCTCCTACATAATTATTGTAGAAGGCTGGTTTATCTGTTCCCTCAAGGGTTGCTGTTAATACATGGTTTATTACTTGATAGTAACATTCGTAGTATTTTAAACTTCTTTTGTTTTTACATTCGCAAATAATCTCAAATTTAAATGCACGTTTACCTAAGTTTTTTATATCTTCATTTAAGTATTTACTAGATCCTGTATATACTTTCCAATTAGATTCTATTTTTTTACCTTTACGAGTTATAAAATATTGTTTACAACCTATATAAGATTTCTTTGTTTTTTTGTTTGTTATTTGATAAACAAAACCAAAGTATGTATATGGATCTGGTTTCTTATGATACTTCCAGTGCATGTACTTCTTCTACATCTGGTTCTTTTTCTACATGTGTTAAGAACCTGTTACCCTTTGAATATTTAAATACACGTAATCCTTTACCCTTATTAGAGTCAGACCAACATGTCTGCTTATGGCTACAATAGACGCAACCAATAGCAAGCTTACGATTACCAGACTTGCCATCAGGTATATCATCATAACACTTATCAGGCAAACTATTTTTATTAACCACATCTTTAAGATGTTTGACTCTTGCTGTTGCATTTATCATATCCATCTGATGTATTTTAGATAAGCATATCTCTCCAGTAGATTTATTTATAGCAAGAAATGCTGCACTATCTATATCATTAGCTTGTGCATAAGCAGATACTTGAGCAACGTAACCAAAAGGATCATCTTCTAGTAAATTATTTCTTTTAAATTTATCAAAACCAAAACCACTAGCAGACTTACAATCAACAAGAACACCATCAATAACAGAGTCTTGATGACCAGCTACACCATCAATGTGTACTTCTTTTTGTTGATCTTTAACTTCATGTCCTGCGATAGTAGAACATAAAAGTAAAAGCTCTTCTAAAATATAACCATATAAAAACTTTATTCTAGTTGATGGTTTAAGTTGATGCTCTTCAATAGGTTTATTTATATCAAACCAAATCTGTCTGTCTGGTTTACCTATTGCAGATAATCTTAAACCTTTCCTATCTCTAGGAACGTCATATAAAAATTCTTTAATATGTACCTTCAGCATTTCACCAAAAGTATCTATGTGTTTATCTACTTGCGCTTCATCCATATCTATAGGATCAAGACTAAATAAATTATATATATCTTCTACAAGAGTATCAATAGTTTTCATTGTAAAATGGGGGAGCAGTGCAGAGAGGAAACACCACTCCCCCTCTCCTTAGTTAGAAGGGAACAGAGGCTGACTCTTGTACGTAACCACCGTCAACCGGGGCAAAGTCTTCCTTGCTATTTGCGTATTCAATAAAATCCACAACCTGAACAGCAGCAAGGTCAGCGGATACGCCAGACTTACCAGCATAGTTCCATTCATAAGGAATGGCTTTTACATTTACAAGACTGCCATTGGCAATCAATTTATCATCCCACAGATTATTCTGTGAGTCCTTAACGATAGGAGCTTTACGCTCACTGCCATCTTTACGCATAACTTTACGTTTGATGGTAACAAAGTCACCACGATCATCACCTTTGTTTGCTATCTTGAGATTAGCTCCCTCAATAACAGAACGGTTATTATCGTCTACCTCAATCTGTATTGACCATACTGGGTCAAACTTTGTGTTAGGTTCAATGATTGAAGCGTAGTGACATTTTCCTGTAATGTAAATTGGATCATTCATGATCTTTATGTTCTCCATTTAAGTTGCGCTGGACTATTCCAGCCTTGATTGTCTAGTAACTTTTACACGATATCACATCGTGATTTAACTGTCAAGTACTATTTTCTAAATATTTCACGGCCCTCCTTAAATAATTTATGTCATCGTTAAACCACCCAAGAGCAGAGTTACATTTATTACACAACCAACCTCTAAACTTTTTTGTTTCATGGTCATGGTCTAAACACCAACTAGATTTATTAGCTCTTGAATATGGATCTATAAAATCTTCTTTTAAATTATCTTCATCTCTACCACAGATGGGACAACAATAATTTTTATCTGGATAAGGTATTTTTAATTTTAAATCAGTGCATGTTTGTTCTGCATCTCTAACACACTCCCTACATTTACTTTTCTTTTTACCAGTTCCATCTCTTCTACTCCAACTTGTCCATTCAAATGCAGCTACAGGTAATTCTTTTTTACAAGCTGTGCATTTTTTTAGTGGAGTGTTTGGATCTATTAACTCTTCATTAGAAAATAACTCTTGTTGTTCCATCAGTGTGTCTCTGCCCAGTTGTTTCCAACTTTGTAGTCAGAATCTAAATCACATTTAAAATTAAATATTTTTTGTGTCTGATACATTGCCTCCTTTGTTAGTTTACAAAACCTTTGAACATCTGGTTTGGCTACTTCAAACTGGTATTCATCGTGAACAGATGCTACCAACTTTGCATCAACTCCAGATCTTCTAACCTTTTCATTTATTTGAACAAGCCATTGCTTGCAGACTATAGCACCAGCACCTTGTAGTAAAGTGTTTAGTGCTGCATGTTCTGATCTAATGTGTAATCTTCTACCATCAAGACCTTTAATAGTTCCACTCTGAGCAGCCTCTGATACATTTGATCTTAGCACTTTCAAAGCTGGCATATTAGATAAGAACTTAGATATTAACCTTTGTCCTGTAGAAGCAGAACCACCAACAACTTTACCTATCTTAGCTGGTCCTGCACCATATAAAAAAGCATAGATAAAAGTCTTAGCTTGATCTCTAGTTTTTAATCCTGCTGCTCTTTGATTAGCAGTGTGTACATCACCAGTTAAAACCTCTTCTGTAAAATTAGTATCGTTCATATAGTGTGCAAGACATCTAAGTTCAAGACCACTTGCATCAGTGCCTACAAGTTTATGTGTGTCGCTGTTTGAAACTCCCCATAGTGCTCTACATTCTTTTCCATAAGGGCTATAGACTGCTGGTACTTGGGCCATGTTGGGACTGTGGTGAGCCATGCGACCAGTAATAGTTTTAAGAGTAAGAACACTACCATGAACACGTAAGTCATTACTACATTCCTTTATCCAAGATTTTAAAAGACCAGTTCTCTTTTGTAGAAGAAAGTATCTACTAAACATTTCTGCTTCTGGCATTTTAATTTTAGATAGTACAGCCTCATTGATTACAACATTACCTTTTTCTGTGTATACATCTGGCTCCCAACCACGTCTCATCAAGCGGTCTGCTATTTGTTGGCGAGATGCTATGTTAAATGGTATTTCTTTTGTCTTAGTTTTAAGCTCTACAATAGTAGGCTCAAACATATCTATTGATTGTCTTTCTAATTCATGTTGTTCATCTTCTAATTTAGCCAGAAGTAACTGACCTTCTCTCATGTTAAATGCAAAGCCATTACGTTCTTGATTATCTATAATAACTCTAACATCTCTTTCCAACTCATAAGATTTTTTAGAAAACTTTGTGCCTTCTAACTCAAGACGCTGCGCTACTTTTCTGGTCAGTGCTACATCTTGTTTACAATAGTCTAGCATCTCAAGAGTGAAATGATTGAAGTTATCGTAGTCAAACTTATGATAATTTAATTCTTGACCCCATGCTTTTAGACTATGACCTCCATCTCTGATGGGATTAAACAGTTGAGACTCTAACAAAGTATCACGTACTTGTGAAGAAGATATTTTAGATCCTGTTAATTTATTTAAGACAGGAGCATCAAAGCTAAGACCGTTGTGCATTATGAACGTGTCTATTTTCTTTGACCACTCTCCAAACTCTTTACATTGATCTCCTACCCACTCACGCATCTCTCCTGTTTTATAATGTTGTGCAACTATGCAATGTATACGACTAGCATCTAAGCTGTCTGTCTCTATGTCTACTACGGCTGTAGTCATGGTATATCTATAAGGTTTGCCTTATCTACTGGTATATGAAAAAACTTCTCTCCTTTGGAGATATTTTTATTATAAGCTTCTTTAACCTCACAATCAAGTAAAACATTTGCATCAATGTGCCAAGCTTTCTCACAGTCATTACGAAACACCATGAAAGTAAAGAGAGCATTGGGATATTCTTTCTGCCACTTATCAAGTAGTCTCTTTTTTCTATGTGGGATACGTATCTCAGTCCAAGACTTAGGCCACTCTCCCTTCCACGCATACTTTACTTCTACTTCATAAAGATGGTGCGTCTCTGTTCTTGCTTTACATAAAATATCAAAGTCCTTACGCTCTGTTGTATCAACAGTCGTATAGTTCATAGTACTAATAAATTTAAAGGCCGCATCCTTTGCAGCCCTGTCTGCTTTATCGTAAACACTTTTATCAAAAAGTTTTCTTACTTCACTCATCTTCATCATCCATCAATGGGTTATCAATCTGTGACATTCTACCTGAGTCTTTATCATAATGCAAGTGGCAAGCTACACCAGTGTCACCAGTATATCTATTCTTTAGAATACGTATGGTAGTAGTGTTAGCTTCTACGTCATCGTCTGCTTGTTGGTTACGCTCTAGTGCAATCACTGCATCAGATAGATGAGCAATAGAAGCAGAGCCACGTAGATGCGAGAGTGATACCTCACGCCCATCCTCATGACCACGATCACCTGACGGTCTACGTAGATGGCTGACAAGCAGTAGAGCTATACCTGTTTCTTCTACGAGAGATCGTAGCTTAGTCATAAGAATATCTATAGACTTGCGCTCATCACCATTGTCCTCTTGACCTGATACAAGGATAGATAAGTGATCTAAGAATACCCACTTGCAGTCTAATGCTTTTGCCATATACCTGACACGATCTAGTATCTCATCGTTCTCAATAGAACCAAAGTGATCAAAGGCAAAGAACCTACCAGATCCAATAGTTTTCTTTTGCCAATCATTCAACTGCTCTTGTGTGTACTGGTTGCGTATTTCTTTGATGTACAGTCTAGCGTTAGCTTCCACACTCATGATATTAAATGCAGTGTTACGTGTATTTTCTTCAAGAGCTAACACGCCAATATTATCCTGTGTATTAGACATAATATGATGCATTAACTCACGCATAATACTAGACTTACCCATACCAGCACCAGAGGTGAACGTCACTAGCTCACCTGTACGCATACCGTAAGTCTTCTCGTTCATCTTAGACCAAGGATAGAGGCATGTCTCATTTACCTTCTCATCATAGAGAGAAGCACCAAGATCAGCGAGATTGACTATGCCTACTGGTGTGTATGTTCTAGCGTTCCACCATGTATTAACAAACCTCTCACGTTGTCCTGTCTTGAGATACTCGTTAGCATCTTTTAGATCCAGACTCATGATCTTACATTTGTTTGGTTCAAATAGCTTGGCTACTTTTTGTTCTGCTTCTCTGCCCTGCTTGTCATTATCAAAGCATAAGACAATCTGATCAAACTTATTTAAGTAGTCCAGAGCTTGTTGACAGTTCTTCAAAGCAGATGCCGCACCGTTTTTGATAGATACGACAGGCCACTTAGAACCTAGCAACTCGTAAGCAGACATAGCGTCTAGCTCACCTTCACACACAGTAATGTATTTACCACCCTGATTAAACTTGTTCTGTCCAAACAGGACCGCACCAGACATGTTACCTTCAGAGTAAAACTTTTTATCTTGTGTCTGTCTAAACTTAGTAGCTATATGGTTGTTATCTTTATCGTAGTATTTGTATTGATGGTCAGTGATGATAGATCCTTGCATTGAGACAGTAACACCATACTCTCTACAAGTCTTCTCACTAATTTTTCTGTCAGCTATTGCCGCAAAATTAAAAGCTTTCTTTTTATTAAGTTGATACGAGTTCTGTTGTTGTATCATGTTGCCCTCTGATTTATAGTTTGGTGGGAAGTATGTTTCGCAACTGTAACAAAAATGATGTCCGTCATCATACTCTACGTTAGCATCACTTGAATCACATGTAAAGCAAGGCTTGCGGCTAATAGCCCTAGAGTTATCTCTATCATATTCTTTTAATCCTGTATACATCGTTTACCCCTAGATATTTTAACAATCCTTTTCTACTACAGACTTCTAACTCTGCATCTTTTTTTGTATCAAAAGATTGATTCAATTTTTTATCTTTTATAATTAACCTCCACATTTTTTTACTCAAACAAATCGTCACTTAGAAAATACTCCAAAACATTCTCTTTGTCTAGCATAACTTCATCAACTTCTGTTTTCGCTAACTTTTTAGAGTCTTTCAGAGAGTATCCTTCTTCTTCGTACTGGCGAACAAGATCACGAAATATTTCGTTTCGCTCTTTATCCCATAAATTTTTAGCCATTTCCTAAACCTTTACTATCTAATTCTATCCATTTGTTTCTACTATCTTTTTCATATTGAGAAAGTTTCTTACGCAACTCTCTAATTTCTTCATCTCTTCTTTTTATTATATCTTTTAACTGTTTAATATGTTTATGTTCTATCATTGTAATAATCTACTGTCAATATAAAACATATGTTTATCTAAAGAAGAAAGAAAAATAAATGTAGGACTCCTACTCCATTTAGGGTTAACATAATTAGCATGGTAATGTGTAGCTCCAAGAGTGGGTTCTACTTGAACCCCATTCATGGCAAGAGAGGCCGCATCTACAGACTCTTTGTAAGCCTTAACATTTTTTATTCTTTCTGGTTTACCGTCACACCAGTATGAAAACTGGCATTTATTTCTTATTGGTTTACCATTTATATATTTACCCTGATGTACTACATCACATATTGTATCAGGATACTTACGGCTCTTAACTCTTTCTATGACTACATTAGCTACAGCTAACTGTGCTAGAAAACTTTCTGACCTAGCTTCAAAATAAACAGCTTCAGATAGACAAGCTAATTCGTTTGCCTTAGATCGTGAAGACATAAGAGCAACCATTACTGTGGCTAAAACAAGAGTAACAACTAATTTATAATTAATATTCATTGTAACCTCTCTATGTTGACATTATTTAAAAATTTACCATCAACATAACGAACACCCTCATCCATTAAAAATTCTACGGCTTCTTCATAAGTATTAAATAAACATATAGACTCATCTTGTTCAGATATAAGAACATCAAAGTCACCAAGATGTTGTATCGTATCAGTTTCATGTTGAGTTATAATAAACTTAGTCATTTAATGGCCCTCATCTAAGTAACAATTAAATGTATGAATAACCTCAGAAAGTTTATCATTATCTGAAGTTACTACTTTACCATTTAAATGTAGCATAGATAGTATTTCTACTGCTTCTTCTACAGCTTCATGCATTGATAGTGTCATTATAATACTCCTCGTATCCAGCCCACAACGTCTCTACTTGAGATCTCACCCAAACATTTAACTTGAAAAAGTTTATTTCATTTATAGCATCATCGCCCTGAAGGTTTAGAATATTCCACCAATATTCTTCTAATACTTGCATTACAAGCGGATCATTATTACCTCGTAAGTATGTTTTTATTTGTGATTCATTTGTAAATGTAGGAATCTTCATCATGAACCTCTATTATATCATAAAAAAATGGAAAGTAAAAACTTAAATTAATAAGTCTTTACTTTCCGTAGTTTACCACACTAGGCAGCTTCAGCAACGAACTCTTTCCAAGTGTCAGAACGTAACCAATTAGTTACTTTCTCTTGACGTTTATAAAGTGTACCCTGATCTCCACTACGAGTCAAGTTAAATGCACCTCTACCATGAGAGGAGTAGTGTGTCATGGCAGACATTACAGCAAAAGCATTGTCACCACGAGTAAGACTCTCAATATCATACTGTTTATATAACTTGTCTGCAAGTGTACCAGACCTCGCAACATCTTTAGTTTTAGTAAGATTATTAAATAGATTGAAGACTTGTAAATTATTTACTTTCTTATCTGCTAGTCTCTGATAACTATCAACAATTTCTTTATGATTATTCATAGTAACTTCAAAAGCATTTATAAAACCATCTGTATTAAAGTTACGAGTATGTCTCTTACGAGTTACATCATACTTACCTGTCACTGTACCATTTGTACAGAAGAAGTCTATCAGACCAGACCACATCACCACTGATCCTTTACCATCAAAACTATTTTTGATGACAAATCTTAGACCAAAATCAGTCTTATGACCTACATTAGTTTCAATTCCATGTTTAATTTTAGGAAAGATGTATTCAGAATAACATACTTTACCATTTTTAAGTATAGTATCTTTAATTTGTACATCTTCTAGTACAATAGGATCAAAGTAATCTATCATCTGTTTTTGTAGTGGTTCTAATACTTCTCTGTTCTCTACTACACAGTAGTTCTTATTTACTACAGATATATAAGTACCTGTAACAGGCTTTATATAACTTCCACGATACAACATCTTCATGTCTGGTGCAGATAACAGACCTAAGCTACCCTGTACATTTTGTGCACGTACAGAAAACATAATATCTCTATTCATATCAAGTAATTGTTGCATTTTATTATCCTCTCAATGCAGTTATTAGACGTTCTTTTATTATCTCGTGTTCAGTTTTTCTATCTTCTATTTCATTTAAAGCTAGTGATTTATTATAGCCAGACGATCTTCTAACTGGATAGTAATAATCACGATCACTTTTCTCACACTTTCCTGCTCTCCATTTGATGCCAAGTGCCGCACATCTAGATAGATTTCCAAGAGTTTCTGATCTAAATCTTTTATTTATTATCTTAGCTACTTGCGTGGCTGTCAAGCCCTCTTCAAATAGAGTGAGGACACTTTGTTTTAACTTTGTAGAATGATTATACCCCCTGTACACTTTTTTACTCCTCTTTAGTTAAAATAGAAACAATATTCCAAGGTCCATAGTCAGCTTCTGGATATTTAATTTTTAAATCTTCTAGTATTTTTTCTGTACCTTTTTTCCAATCTTCACCTCTTATGGAATATTTTGTACCATCTTCAAAAGTTACTTCAAAGGTTTTCATTTATTATCTCCTGTATCCTGTCTTCAAGTGTACTAATTGTAGTGTACAAATAACCCTGACCCCCTATATTTGGATCAATTTTATTTTTTAAAATCTCTATCTCATTCTGTAAGATTTTAACATGATTATACATAGCTGTATCTAATTGCATTAGACTATCACCTTTACTTCTTCTTCTGGGATATAATCATGGAATGATTTATCAGTATCGTCAGAAAATATTTTTAAGTCTGTTGTATAACTATTACCGTCATAGTCTGTAGACGTTAATGATACTGTAAAACATCTAAAATTATCATGATGGCTCTCTACAACTTTGATATTTGTTAGATTGTGTACTTGTAGTTCTGACATTCTCATTTTAAATCTCCTCTGTTTCATCTGCGATTATATCAACTGCATCTGGATAGTCAAGTCTAAGATCACGCTCACAGTCAAAGCTCTCTACTACTTCTACATAGCCTTCACTGCAATATCCACACTTATAGATAGGAGAAGATGGATTTAGACTTAGTTGGTATTCTCCCTCACCATTACATTCAGTGCATCTAATTAAGAAGTCATATACTGGCATATCTATTCTCCCTTTTCATTCTCCTCTTTTATTAATAGAATTTCTGCTTCTACATCAGCTTCATAGACAGGCATACCATCTTGTACGAGCTTTGTCCATATCTCACGTAGTCTATTTTCTCTTGCTATTGCTTCTCGCCAATCTTTACTCATCACTATCTCCACTTGAGTCAATTAGAACAACGCAGTCGCCGCTGGCAATTTCTCTAAGTTTTTTCTCACCATCCTCATTAATATACTCCTCTACTGGATATGCGGTGACGCTTAACTGCGGAGCATCATCAGACCACCCATAATCTATGTTTATAGAATATATTTCTCCAGTTTCATCGTAGACATCAAACCATGTTTCTCCTCCTAAAACCTCTCCACTGTTTTTACCTTCCATAACAGAATAAATGTGTCCATCATGTAGCCTTTTACAGACCTCAATTAATATCTTTTTTTCAAAATCATCACGCAGTTTCATTTTCTTTCTCTTCTTCTTTAATTTGGCTAACTAAGTTATGAAGTTTGTAATTCATCTTATATAAAGTTCTAAGGTCTGATAGATACATATCTCCATCACATTCCCTAAGACTTTCACAAATAATATCTACATTATCACAGATTTTCTTTACATAAGTAAAGAGTGATATAGGGTCATTATCATGATCCCAATAATATTCTTTCATTACTCTTTCTCCCAATCATTTCCTACAAGGACCACACCGTTCCCATCTGTTATGTCCCTGTAGCGTGTTTCGCCAAACTCGTTTTGATATTTCTCTAGTGGGTAGACGGTGACAGAAAACGAACTTTTGAAAGGATCTTCTTTACTTGGATATCCCCAAGATACATTAACAGTATATCTTGTATTATCTACCTGATCATATATATCAAACCATAAGTCTGTTTCAGATATATCTTCCAAATTATTCTCAAAATCTATAGAACGATGTATAAAACCATCTATTTTTCTAAGGACAGTTTTAAGTATTCTATTTTCTAAATCATCACGCAGTTTCATTTTAAAGTCTCCTCTACAATCTTTAACTGCACTCCTGCCTCTGTCTCTATCCACACTTTAGCTCCACAAGATAGCGGCTTGTCTGGACTATACACTATCTTGCAAGGGCCATCAATAGCAACCTCATGGGCATAGTCATTAGACTTATATGTTTTACAAGTAATTACAGGATCACGTTCTCCAGTTTTGGCGTTACGTTTAATGATATGCTGATTAATGTGGATTATTTTTTTCATTTGTTTATCCTAAAAAATAGTCGTATAATTAGTGCTTTGGATATGTAATAACTGCTACATCTTTACTCCAGCAAGCCCTACAAGGTCCACAATTATTATTTCTAGTATTAGCTTTGCATAGCTTACCTAATGGTTCTTGATCCTTGCAGACTGTGGATGTTTGTGCAAAGTCTGGAGCTTTTTGTGCATCTACTTTTGATGCAGACACTCTAATCACTAGATTAGATGGCTCCTCTCCATACTGTTTGCGGTACTGTTTAACTATGCTACGCTCTTGAGTTGGTAGCCAGTGTTTGATCTTTGGCGTTAGCAATGCAACATCTACGATGTTTTTAAGCATTTCTACAGACTGTAAGTCTCCACTGTCAAACCATCTATGATAGCCATCTGTATTATATCTTTCTATTTGAAAGACCATAGCAAAGACCCACATAGACTTATCAGACTTCTGCCACTTGGTAAGATTAGCCTTCCAACCTTGATCTACACTAGGTCTTAGTTTTTGCAACTTTCTTGCATAGCAAGAGTGGCAAGGTGTACCCTCTATCTTTGCAAGTTTACTACCTGTCATACAAGCAAAGGCATCTATGGCAAATGTAGTACCCGGCATCTTTGTATTACTTTTTGATATATTACCGTATGTTTTAGCTTCTTTAACTAGCATAGCTATCTCCTGTTGCTAATATATACACCAAATGGGGCTACGTTGTAACCCCATTTAATTTATATATCAACCTGCAAATCTTGCAAAGTGTCTGGATGGTTTAGATTTTTGAATGTACAATACATTCTTACCAAAGTTAATTTTATTACAGGTTTCACCTGATCCAATATTCCACAGCTTTTTAAAAGCTCTCCTGCGGAATAGACCTTGAACACCAAACACTTGAAAACGAAAACCTGTACTGCCATCTCTTAGAGGTAAAATACTCATAATATACTCCATTATTAAAGTTTCTAAATAATACCCTACAGTATCGTAAGATACTCTACTGTAGGGTTTATTATTTAGTCTAGGCTCTGTTAGACACTGGCTCTCCCTCTGGGAGGTTGTCAGCATTGCGGATCACTTTGAAGCTACCTGAAGGGTGGATAACTCTGATTGGTCGCCCAACTTTAACAACTTTGTTAAAATTATCTTTACCCTTATCAAGCTCAATCCAAGTTTTTATCACGGATTTTTTATCATTAGATGGGCATTGAACTAGCATTTGGAATGTAGCCATGATTTTCTCCTATATTTTAGATGTTAAAGCTTCAAATCTATATCCTAATTGCTTCGCAAGGGATATAGTTTCTCTTGTTAGAGTCTTAGTACCTGCTATATTTGCAAGCAGTTCTGACTCTTTACAAGCTGGATAGATAACTGTGTTACCATAGTTATTTCTTACATTTACCTTACAAGTTTTTGTCAGTTTTGTAAGATCGTCAAGTTCCATGATGTTCTCCTCTCTTTCTATTGCTCGCTTTTAGAACTCACTAGAGTTCGTTCAAAAAGCTACAATAGGTTAGAATGATATTGCAGAAATATTTCCAATATTTGCTTCTTCTTCGTCTAGCGTAGCTAGCCACCATCCTTCATGATCATGAATATCCACTGCTCCACCACAAGTGGAAGTATGGACTTGGTACTTTCCATCAAGAAACTGATCTACTTCAAATTGTAAATTTGATACTAAGTCACCCATAATAAACTCCTTTGTCTAGGTTTAATTAAAAATATGTAGTAACACTTCGTTACTACTACATATTTATTAATTATCTCTGTCTGTTTTTGTAAAGATTAGGATAATTTTTAGCAAAATTATATTCTTCTATGGTTTCAAGTATGAAACCTAGAAAAGCTACGACACTCAGAATGAATGTTAAGATGCCAACAAATTGATTGTGATCCACAATCAAAGCTGAAGACAGCACTGAAATTGTTGTTAAAAGCAACAAGAATATTTGCATTGTTTTCCTCTCTCTATTGCTCGCTTTTAGAACTCACTAGAGTTCGTTCAAAAAGCTACAATAGTATCGTCATTTGGCCTTGTCAAGCCTCGTCAACTGCTAAAGGATTTCATCCTTTGCAGAGCAGCCATGCGCTAACTGCAAAGCAGTGAAAAACCCTTGCAAGTCAAAGACTTGAGTTGATTTGTTAAGTTACTACGTAGTAGTAAAAGCTGCATTTTTCTGCATCCTTTGGATGAAATCAGCAGCAATCCTCAACAATTAACTACTAATTATCCCTCTGTAGTAACACTACGTTACTACTACAGAGGTCTAATTAGGTTTCCTTTGCAAAAATTGCATGGTTTGGTCGCATAATCCGCACACGTACACACAAGAATGCGCACACGCACACATATATATAAACAACCCCCATATATATTTAGCAAAATACTAGGGTCTATAATCAAAAGATATCTATCAGTGTTGCTAAAATATCACAGTGCGGTACTAATTAGTTATTAATTAGATATTTTTTTATATTACTATTGCAGTTACCTATAGAATAGTGTATAATATACCTATAGAGTAACTAATTAGTAGCTAATTAACTACTAAGATATATTTTTTTTATAATTTTAATATTAATAATATAAAATATTACTATGGAACAACTAAATAGTAACTATATAGAGTCCTATATACAGCTTGAAGGGCTGTTGTCTCAACAAGTTAATCAACAATGTAACACTGACTTCTTGTCTTTTGTAAGATTAGTAGCACCTAGTCTTGTGTCTGGCTTCAAAATGGGGCGACACATAGAAGTTATCTCAGAAAAACTACAACAAGTAGAGTCAGGAGAGATAAAAAGACTGATGGTCTTCCTACCTCCACGCTCTTCTAAGTCTGTTGTCTGCTCTAAACTGTTTCCTGCATGGTATATAGGTAGAAATCCAGAGCATGAACTCCTAACTATTTCACATAGTGACCAATTAGCCAGTGATTTTGGCAGATCAGTGCGTGATATAGTAAACACAGAGGAGTTTCAAAAAGTATTTCGTGGTGTGTCTTTACGAAGTGACGTTAGAGCCGCAGGAAAGTGGAAGACAAACCAAAATGGTACGTACTATGCTGCTGGTGTTCGCTCACAGATAGCTGGTCGTGGTGCTCATGTAGCAATCTTAGACGATGCTATGTCAGAAGAAGACGCAATCTCTAGTGCAGGTAGAAGATTTATAAAAGAATGGTATCCTGCTGGACTTAGAACACGTATCATGCCTAACGGTTCTATTGTTATAATAAATACACGGTATCATTATGATGATCTTTGCGGCTGGCTTCTAAAACAACAAGAGAATATGGGCGACTACGAAACGATACCGTGGGAAGTTGTAAAGATACCAGCATGGTTGGACGAAGAAGCGGCAGATCTTTTAGATCTTCCAGTAGGATCTAGTTATTTTCCAGAATGGAAACCAGATAGCGTACTTAAAGTAGATGAGAATGAGATCAAAGCTTCTAATGGTTCTCGTTATTGGAACGCTCTCTACATGCAAGATCCTACACCTGAAGAGGGTGGCCTTATAAAAAAACGATGGCTTCAAAACTGGGAGTATGATGAACCACCTACCTGTGACTTTGTAATACAAACTTATGATACAGCTTTCTCTACATCAAGTACGGCTGATTATAGTGTAATACAAACATGGGGTATCTTCTATATGTATAATCAAGATAATCAAGGATATGAAGATTATGCTCCTCACCTAATACTTCTTGGTAATATCAAAGGTAGATTTGAATATCCAGAGTTAAGAAAGTTAGCACAAAGATTATACAATCAACATAAACCTGATGTTTGTATTATAGAAAAGAAAGCATCTGGTCAGTCTCTAATACAAGATATGCGTAGGGCTGGCTTACCTATTTTAGACTATGTACCAGATAGAGATAAGACTGCAAGGGTATATGCATCTACTCCTATGATGGAATCAGGTAGAGTATGGATACCTACAAATAAAAAGTGGGCAGATGATCTAATAGAAGAACTCATACGTTTTCCAAATGCGGCCCATGATGATCAGGTAGATGCTTTGACAATGGC